GAACCGTCGAACGACACACCCCCTATATTGACAGCTTCTGCGAGCTTGGTAGCCGTATCCGCATTTCCTGTGGTGTCCATGCTTCCCCCGATGTTGACACCGGGGAGGCTGATCGCTGCCGAACCGTCGAACGACACACCCCCTATATTGACAGCTTCTGCGAGCTTGGTAGCCGTATCCGCATTTCCTGTGGTGTCCATGCTTCCCCCGATGTTGACACCGGGGAGGCTGATCGCTGCCGAACCGTTGAAAGCCACGCCCCCTATATTGACAGCTGCTGCGAGCACCGTAGCCGTATCCGCATTTCCTGTGAGGTTGCCAATGACGTTTCCGGTGATGGTCCCGGTAGCGGTGATATTTGTGACACCAGTGAGTGCTCCGGCCGTGGCGGTCATCACACCGTCCGTCAGCGAGTCGGCCAAAACGGCACCCGTGGCAGTGATGTCCACCACCTCCGCAATATTTCTAGTGATTTTAATGTCCCTTGCGCCTGTAAAATCCTTGTCCGATTGGATTCGCACACCATTGCATCTTAAGTCACCAGAAGAGATGCTACACACACCAGTGATAGTAGCCGTACTAGTTGCAATCTGAAAAGAATTGTTTGTGACTTTGAGTGCTTGGTTCCCGCTCGGGTCATACACATTCAAACTAGCTCCATCCGGCAAAGTAGTAGTCCCCCCACAAACGAAGGTCCCTGTAGTGACTGATGTAGCCGAAAGGTTTCCGCCGGTCGAGGTCATAGTGCCATCAGTAACGGTGCCGCCCTCGACGGTCCCTGTAGCAGTCATACCGGCGGTCGTAGTGACCGTTGTAGCAGAAAGGTTTCCACTGGTCGAGGTCATAGTGCCATCGGTTATAGTATGCCCTGTCAGGATCCCGCTGGTGAGACCGGTCTCGTCCTCGTAGTGTGAGCTATATTCGCAGGTGATATTTCCAGCATACGCAATTATATTCCCCCAAGCGGTTGTGATGGCCCCAGACGACACTTCAATGCCGGTGTGCGCCTCATTTTGGCGCGCAAATGTCCCGCTGCCTGCGATACCTGCGCCGCAAAATATCCCGCCGCCCATGATGAATAGCCCGCTAGCTCTTACATCTCCAGCGTTTACATTTATTCCACCCTGCTCGATTCTCAAACCACCTATGCCCGTGGTACCAGTAATATGGCTGCAGGTGAGCCCCGCTGCGGTGTCGTCGGCGTCGTATATCATGTGCTTTCCGTCACCTGATCCCACGAGGATGGTCCCAGAAGCTGTCAAGTTAGTCACACCAGAGAGGTCTCCCGCCGTGGCGGTCATCACACCGTCGGTCAGCGAGCCACCCGTGACAGAACCAGACGCAACCAAATCATTTACCCCCGTCTCGGTGTCGGTGACCTTCACAAATTGCGAACCGTCTGCTGGCGACAATGCACTGAAGCTCATGGTACTGGGCATATCAACTGTTCTGGTCGAATCAGTATCTCCAATACGAACCTTAGTGAACTTGGCCCCCCCGGTAACGTTCAAAGCTATGTCGGGCTCATCAGATACCCAATTATGATCCCCGCTGATTTGCAGGCCCCCCCCGATGGTGGTTGCTCCGGCGATCTGTGCAGTTGCATCGAACTTGACGCCGTGGTACACGTATAGACCGTTGTTGAGACCTCCCAATACAGCGCTGCTTGCATACCCCCCTCCCGTGCCCGAATAGTGTCCGTGGAAACCTCCGCCACCCCATGCTCCTCTGGCCTCTAATGACCCTACTGCTCTCACAGCGTTATATGGATGATATAACCCCATAGCGCACGAATTTCCGTAATTGTGGTTCGATTCTACGAACAAAGCTGGGCCTGAAGTGGGCGCTTCGTGGCTGCCCGTAGTGAGCGCCGCGGGGACGCTCTTGCTTATCAGCACGCCGTTTTGTTTGGAGCCATGTTTTGCTTGTGCAAACCCTAGTCCAAACGATGTTTTCTCACCGCCACCTGCATATATCTTTGCCTCATCATCAACGCCAAAAGTCAAAATGTCACCAGTTATCGTGTTCACATCAAATATATCTGAGCTTGTGATGGTATTCTGCTTACCCGCCAGGGCAGTGGTTAATGTGGTCGCATATTCAGAGTCGTTGGCTATAGCCGCTGCAAGCTCCTTTAGCGAGTCGAGGGAGGCTGCCGCCCCATTTTCATCCACCATGTACGAATAAAGATCATCGACCATTGTTTTCACCGCTTTCCCGGAAATGAGTTTGTCGTCAGCGAGGACGGCGCTGGTCAATACCCCGGAGACATCACGAGTCAATACCCCGGAGGCGATTATAGTTGCTTCTGTCAATATCGCGTCTCCTGACACAGTTCCGACCATATCGATAGTACCTGACATATTGGGATCTACAAGGTTGCTTCCAGTCATAGACCCACCCCCGCCAGTTACCCCAGTGATCTGGGTGTCCACGAACGTCTTCACGGCCAAGGAGGAGGGCAAGGTGCTATCCGTTACAGTGGCACCGGAGAAGTCCGTACCAGTGTAAACACCCTCACCGGAGAATGAACCAGCGTTGAAATCACCAGTCACCAGGCCGTTGCCCTCAGAGTCGAAGTATGAAAATGTGGATGTGAGAGCGTCGCCTTCCACAGCACCACTATATTTGACTGGGTAAGATGAGACATCTGCCATAATGTTTAATTACTAATACTATCTATTTTAATTTTCCGTATTTAATACTACGCGGTCAGAATCCCCAGTTCCACATCGATCATATCATTGTCAAACGGGGCATCATTTGATAGTCCATTGTCCTTAAAACGAGATGTCCGGTCTTGCGCTCACTAGACCGCATCATTCAACTTGAAGCAAGCCTCGATCAGAAGAAATCCAAGTAAGCCATAGGACGAGCTTGAGTATATTGAAAAATCTCACCACTTTGGCTACATTTAACAAATCGTGGTACTCTATCTGCCCATCGTAGGAACTTGTTCTACCCTCGCCCAATTTGCCTTGGAATACGTAATGTGCACAGTCTACACAGGGGAACGCAGTTCTGCACTTTCCATGTAGCACGCATCGCTGGCACACCCAAAATGGGGACCACGGGTTGGTGGCTAGGAAGGAAAACACTTCTAATTCTGTTCTCGTTTCTGTGGACATCAAGTCTTACTATAATAACTATAGTTAGACTTCAACTCCTAATATACTTTTTAAATCAAATAACTCAAGAATACGGAAGCAGCGACAATGATCGCAATTATCAAGGTGCTTGCTATTGGTACCTGTGCCTGGTGAACAAACACGTATATAATTTGGTCTATAGCGCCATTTGGCGGTTTAGTCTGAGTGGCGTATGGCTTTGAAATATACGGAACCACGACGTTTATGACCATAGAAATAAACATAGAAATGAGCACAGAAATGACAACTACTTTTATTGGACTTGACATTTGTTAATAACCGTACAATATATATTTTAATTAGTGAGCATCACACACAGTGCTCACCACCGCTTAATCAGGCTACTACAACAAATTGTATTTCATGTCAAATTCAGCAGGCATTTTTCCTTGAAATTGTGACCCAACAAGCGTGACACTGTAGAAACCCTCTTTCACCGTAGGCGCCGTAAAGTTCTTTCTGGTGGTGTAATACGCTACTTTGGGAATCATAACTTCGCGTCCCTTCGACATTTGGTGCCTCATACTGTTCATATGCATCGCAACGTTGATGTCCGTATTGATGTAGACGCTTCGTATTGGCACTCCAAGTTCTTTCGCCAACGCTATCCAAGGAGCCCTGTGTTTCACATTGGTATTCGTATCATCCACCACTACACTATTTCCATCTAGCAATGTCTGCTTTCCTATTTTGAAGGACCGAGTTTTGTACTTGTCCTTTGAAACCACCACGTACCCTTTGAACTTCTTCGCCAGAGTTGATTTCCCAGAACCAGGATAACCAGTCAAAACTACTATCTCCTTGGTCTGGTTGGGGTGAACTTTAGATGAGACAGTCGAAGCGTGATTCAACGGATAACCCTTGCAGCTCCAGGGTTGGGTGTCTGGAATTTGTAAGAACATCTTCTCTGGCGTCACAAAAGCAATCTTCGCATTTTCAGCGAACGCACGGTCCGAGCATGCCCAGTCACCCTCTCTACCAGCCGCGTCTCCACAGTAGAACGCATTTTTCGGTTTTCCCCCGTTGTGTTGCACGAACAGATCCCACATTCCTGTCATTGGTTTATAGTAGTAGTCACTTTTTGTGGAAATGTATACACTGAATGGGAAGGGGACCTCGAGTTGTATGTCAGTTATTTTATTCATTACATCCTTTAATTTCTTACCGGTCTGGTTCGTGAACACTACTATCGCGTAACCTTGGGCATGAAGGGTCTCCAACTTGTCTTTAACACCCGTCATCCATACCCAATCGTCTCTTCCCGTCGGTAGTTTGTTCTTTTTTGGTTTTATGAGAGTGTGGTCCAAGTCAAAGCCAGCAACTTTGTCCGACTTCCCGCCACGGTGTCTGTACCGCACAGTGGAAAATTCTTTGTAAGACAAGACATTCGATATGCATGTCAGAATGCGTTCTCTGGACAATCTATTCATTATTTATTAAAAGGTTATGTTTTAATATACTTTTCAACGCTACTGGTGTCTTTTTACAATGTTTATTAAGGGCCAAATTATTACTTAATTTTATTATTTTACTCGGGGGTTGTATACGGGGAGATTGTTTAATCCAGTTGTCATAATAGTCACAATATGGCTTGGAACTTTCCGAACAGCAGTTTGTAAATTTACACTGGCTCTCTTTGTGCCAATGAAGGTCTACGTAGAAAATACTATTCTTCTTCCATTTGCCCCCGCGGGTCTGAGTCTCGCCACACTTGAAGTCGTGTACGGTGTTACAAATGTCTTTTACTTTTTCCAAAAACTCGCTCTTTTGGATAGTGACCATCTCCGTCACGCTGCCGTTTACGTTGTATGTAGGTATAGCCATGTGGTTATCCGTGTAATTCAAATAGTTCCGGATAGTGTCCGTTATTACCTCTTTGTGTGGACAACTTTTGCAGTTAATCACAGCCTCTCCGTTGTTAACACTACAATTTATCTTCAGATTATTGACCAATTCTATCCAATCCTGGGGTATAATCCTATGTTTTTCGCATATATCCACGTCCCGGAGCTCATGTGTACTTTTTCCAATCTCTTCGACCCATTTGATAATTATCCCTCTCTTGAAATCCGCGTCCTGATCGTTACCGATTTTACCAAGATACTTAGCAAAACAGGGATTCACCTCTATCGTGTAGATCCCTTCGACAGAAAACACCGTGTGAAGCAGATTTCCCTTCAGTGACCAGGCTATAGTTTGAGAAATATCCTCCCCACTTGGCCATCCCCAAACCACATCAGCATCGTGATAACAAGAATAAGGGTGTACGTGAAAGACACTTACACCAAGAGGGGTATATACACTATCCTTGTTTCCTTTTTTAATATCAGTCGCTTTTATTGCCTCGGTCACCATCGTTTTCCCGCCCTCGGATGGTTTAAACGTTAACATCCCACTCGTTTCAAATTTGTTCAAGAGTAAAGGATATATTGTTTTAATGTCTTCGCCACTTAGATTCCATGGGACTCGGGATTTTGAAATCGTACACTTCCCCATTTACCAATACATATTATTAAATATTCCTCTAAATACGTCTACCTCGTTCAAATATTTATGTAGCACCTTAATAATAATGGAAAACTCAAGACTTGCTACAATAGAAGAGCGCTGTACACGAACTTTATGTGGAATGCTCGCACCCATTTTGATTGAGATTTACAATGAATTGTACAAAGAAAGTATGGTAGACCCTAACGTTCCCGAAAACAAAAAACTCTTTGATTTTCAGAGGCGCCTCAAAGCTACACAACACTGGAACACCCTGCAAATAGAAAGCCGAGTTCGGAAAATAGAGGCTGCCATTCCAGACCTTATGGAGGTCCTTGAAGCGATATTCCTTGTCAATGCTCAAATCTGGGGAAGCATCCGTTACGAGGGCGAAGACGACGAGGACACCCTCCAATTGAAATTGCCAACAAAGGAGGCGTTCTGTCACAACCTCATCATAGAGGGCGCGGAGCAAATCTTCAACGATCCCTACCTGTACGACAAGCGAAAGCAAACGACCAGCAACCACCACTCAAGAAGAATGTACCTAATCAAATTGCTCTGTGACTGCTCCAGCACTGTCCTTGACAAAGCATTTCCCCGGGAGGACATATTGCGCAGATTCATGCAAAGCGAACGCGAAAAGAGAACAAAGAAACAGAAATCTCACGACTCTGACAGCGATACGGACACCGAGACCGCAAAGAAAAACAAGATTATTGTGGACACAGATTCCGACGACTCAAGTGATGACGACGATGAAGTACAGTTGACCAGCTTGCCAACAGAAGACGAGGACATTTCGGAACCAGTGGGTAACTACTCAATACAGGATGATTCCGATAGCGACGACGACGATGGTCCACCTGAAATGAAGACGGTCTCGCATTTTGGGGCACCGCAGTCCAACAATCCACAGTTCATCACCTCAAGTAATCCATTGCCACCGCCACCGCCGCCAGCGCCGCCAGCGCAGTTTGCGCTCAATAACGGGATGGTAAGTCCTCCTGTTACACAGCAAGTTGCTGCACCGGTAGCCATTCCAGGATTGGAGCCTGCTCCACAGCAAGCTTCCCAACCCGCGGTCGGAGGTACAAATAATTTTGCTCTCTAAAGGGTAATGGAGTTAACACAAAACAGTATTCTGATAATCGTAGTAATCCTGATCGCTGTAGGTCTTGGCTATCAAAAGTATAACGAGAACAAGGATGTTAACCACGAGTACCTCATGGAAAACCGAGGTCCAATAGTTTTAGGATGTGCCTTGCTCGGCGGAATGTACTACTACTTTACCCGCCTCAATAAGGACGCGATACAAATGCCTATGTTCACTTCAGGAGGTGACGTACTCGACGAGGGTACGTTCTATGAATAAGTTTGAACTGGGCTCTATAAATTGTTTGTTGTTATAAAGCATGGATTTGAATATAAGTAAATTCAATCCACGGGTTATAGAAGAACGCAGAGTAACCAAAGGACCACCAACTTGTATATTTATTGGAAAAAGAGGATCAGGCAAGAGTACCCTAGTAGCAGATATACTCTACTATTCGAGAAAAATTCCTATGGGATTGGTTATATCGGCAACGGAGGAAGGCAACCATTTCTACCAACAACATGTACCAGAGATTTTCATACACGGAGACTACCAACCTTCACTCATCGAAGGCGTCATCAGTAGACAGAAAAAAGCCCTTAGGGAAAATAAAGAAAACAGCGACGTATTCGTCTTACTAGACGACTGCATGTACGACAAGAAAATGATCCGAGACAAAAACATAAGAGGAATGTTTATGAACGGCCGCCACTGGAGAACCCTATTTTTGCTCACCACGCAGTATTGTATGGACCTCCCGCCCGACCTCCGAGCCAACCTCGATTTCATATTCGTACTGAGAGAGAATATTATCCAAAATCAGGAGAAACTTTACAAAAACTTCTTCGGTCTCTTCGCGACATTTGATGCCTTCAAGGATGTCATGAACGCATGCACCGAAGGTTACGACTGCTTGGTGCTGGATAATACCAGTCGTTCTAACAAAATAGAAGACTGCATATTTTGGTACTCCGCAAAACCAGACAGAAAATTCAAAATTGGCCATCCAGATATCTGGAAATACAATACCAAATACCTCAACGACGAATTCTCACCCCCCACCATGCAAAACAAAAAGAAAACTTCTATCAAAGTTCACAAAACCAAACGAAAAAAGAAAACAGACGATAAGGATACCAAGAAAACGGACGACGCTACCAAGAAAACCGACGACAACAAGGCTACCAAGAAAACAGAGAAAGCACCCCCTAAGAAGAAGTAATCAATTGTTCATCTTATTCATAGTTTGGTGATAATATTAATATCTTGAAGTATAGTCTCTTTTAAAAAAATATAACCCGCTTATAAATAACCATGCGAACAGTCAAAGTCGTATTTGGAAAGTCAACACAGCCTGTCAAGTTTTATTTTGGAGGAAAGCGGATCAGCGTCGACACTGCGTTCGGGATGTATCAGAAGAAGTCCCGCTTCGTGGTCGGTCGCAAAACGCTCAATGTCAATCGGTTCGGGGCAACTAATGATATTAAGGAGGCAGTCAAACAGGGGTTACACAAAGTTGTGGCCAAGCTGGCAACCAGTGGATTCGACCAGCATGGCCCCCAGTGGGCCGACCTCGACCTCAGGGACAAGGGGGGGTCAGCCATGATACACTATGCCGCAAAAAGGGGTGACCTCAAGGTCGTGCGTGTACTGGCCGACAAGGGGGCCAACCTCGACCGTAAGGACAAGAAGGGGGTCACACCCGTGTGGTTAGCCGCGGTGAACGGCCACCACAAGGTCGTGCGCCTGCTGGCCAAAATGGGGGCCAACCTCAACCTCACTGACGTGGACGGGTCCACCCCCGTGCTCATGGCCGCAATGAACGGCGACCACGAGGTCGTGCGCGTGCTGGCCGACAAGGGGGCGAACCTCGACCTCGCGCTCGAGGACGGTTACAACCCTTTGTACTCGGCCGCGCAGGAGGGCCACCACAAGGTCGTGCGCGTGCTGGTCGACAAGGGGGCGAACCTCGACCTCACGAGCGAGTACGGACGCACCCCCGTGTCCGTGGCCGCTTACTACGGCCGCCACGAGATCGTGCGCGTGCTGGCCGACAAGGGCGCAAACCTCGACCTCGCGGACGATTACGGATGCACGCCCGTGTTCATAGCCGCGGACTATGGCCACCTCAAGGTCGTGCGCCTGCTGGCCGATAACGGTGCAAACCTCGACCTCGCGAGCAATGAAGGGTACACCCCCATGTTCGTGGCCGCACAGGACGACCACCACGAGATCGTGCGTGTGCTCGCCGACAAGGGGGCGAACCTCGACCCCGTGGATGATGAGGGGCGCACCCCCGTGTTCTGGGCCATAACGCACGGTTACCCCGAGGTCGTCCGCGTGCTGGCCGACAAGGGCGCAAACCTCGATTTCAGGGACAGTCTCGGGCGCACCCCCGTGTGGTTAGCCGCGAAGAACGGCCGCCACAAGATCGCGAGCCTGCTGGCCGACAAGGGCGCAAACCTCGACCTCGCGGACAATAAGGGGCGCACCCCCGTGTTCGAGGCCGCACGGAACGGCAAGCACGAGGTCGTGCGCGTACTGGCCGACAAGGGGGCCAAACTCGACCTCGTGGACGAGGACGGCCGCACCCCCGTTCACATGGCCGCGCTGAGGGGCCACTACGAGGTCGTGCGCGTGCTGGTTGACAAGGGGGCCAAACTCGACCTCGTGGACGAGAACGGATGCACGCCCGTGTTCATGGCTGCGCAGGAGGGCCACCTCAAGATCGTGCGCGTGCTGGCCGACAAGGGGGCAAACCTCGACCTCGCGAACAAGTACGAGGCCACCCCCGTGTATGCGGCCGCTTACGACGGCCACCACAAGGTGGTGCGCCTGCTGATCGAAAAGGGGGCGAATATATTCATCCCCGACAAGCAAAAGAGGACCCCCCTCGAAATTGCTAGGACAAATCCCTTGACAAAAGACCACAAACCGGTGGTCCGCATACTCAAAGCACGAGAAGAACGTAACATCCATGAAATAACCACACTGTTCAAGAAGCTCCGTGGTAGGATCGGCAACCAGATGGCTATCCGCACGCTGCGACTTCAAGGGCCCAATTCGGAGAAGCTGTGGTTTTTGAAACCGGAGGGGGCACTCGAGATGGCCAAACGCGAATCAAGCCGCTCGAAGGACCTGCTCGGCTAGACAAACACTGAATGTCAGCCAGACCTATATAAAGATAATAAAGAACAACATGTCCAAAGAATCACTCTGGCCACTCGTTTTGAAGGAGGCGCCGGTAGTACACGTCGCACATGTGATCCGAGGCACTCCAACAGCTGAGGAAGGTCTCCTCATACCAGCTCCGCACAGCGTCTGCACCGAACACCTTCACGGCCTTGTCCGACAGTCGGATGTTTTCACCGACGTGGTGATAGCGAAAGTACGGGAACGCCGTCACGATGTCGCGCTGGGTCGACACCCTGGAGTGGTGTAAATTAGCCTTGCTGTCAAATGCGGCTTTCCACTTCCGGTTGCCCACACGTGGGCTGGCGAAGGACACCACTGTCACTGGGTTCTCGATCTCGTGGGCCAGCTCGAAGCCACATAGGGTGCTCAGGGCGGCACCGAGGCTATGACCCGTGACGTAAACCTCGAAGTCAGGATGCTCCGCAACCAGGCGCTTGACCTCCTCCAGGATCTCCATGTAGACACCGCCGTCGAACAGCTGCTTGAAGAAGCCACTGTGGACCCAGATGTCGTCTCGGAGGCGGCACTTGGAGATGCTCAGATCATAGTACCAGTCGGTCCTCGATTCGCTGCCACGGAAGACGACGCATATCCGCCTGTTGTTCTCGCTCAGGGTTATTCCCGCCTGCACGTCAGTCTTGGCGTTGCTGATGAACTTACACACCTTGCCGTCTGGGGCCTGGGTCGCCGCATCGTCCAGTACGGTCTTCTGCAACTCGCTGACTACGTCAATGCCACCGCTCGACTTCAGGCGGCTCACGAAGGTCTCGAGAGTTTCGCTGGTTTTCACTTCGTACTTGGCACCATAGTCGTAGACAAGCATCGTGACTCGTAGAAGTTCCACTGCGAGACCGTGACTGATCATGTTATTACCCAAGGTCAATATAATTATTCAAACAATAACCTAACTACATCACAATGTCTGAATTGCAGTGGGCACCTTTCCCCCTCCTGTTAGGGAAGGGGAAAAGGTGGGATATTGACAAAGGTCATACAAATGCGCAGTAGCGTTCATTAAATCACTCCGATCCATTTCTGAATGGTGATACACTTGTACAGAGCGGGGCTATTATAATACGCTCTTGGTTTGGTTGGCTCGCCAAGCGGTGTTCCCGCGACCTCCGTGTAAAGCTATCTCCAACATTCACACTTCGCCCGTAGACATCCCTCTTCAACCATCATAATGATTTCTTCAAGAGACTCTACCACGTACTATCTCACCCCTACAGATACTAAGGCCTATTGATATGCAAATAACTGTCAGCTTGTGAAAACACCCGCTAAGAAGAAGTAGTCAAACCACTGACGTGGTTTTTTATACCCACCGAAGTGGGGTGTGTTGTTTTTTGTTTATGCGTTATGTAGTTGGTTGAAAAATTCACAATTGTTATTCCAGGAGTCAATCTCCATACAATCCTCAGCATCCGAACCAGCCTCCTGTGCGGCATCTATAATGTCTCTGCGAAAGAACGGTCGGTAGGTTCGGAATATTATCAGTTTACATTGCTCTATGCTCTGCTCATACTTATCCAACAGAGACTCGGTTTCCCACAGCGGACGTCCCGAACACATCTCAAGTAGCTTCTTCTTCATCTTACCTTCAATGGTATTGCAGCTTCTACAGCAGAGTCCTCTGATGGGACCTCTTTCCTGACCGTTCACATGGTGATGTTCTACAATCGGATCCTCCTCCGGTGTACCGCACATATTACATGTCCCCGTAGTATACCATCTCTTGTAGCAGATTGGCAACATACGCATGTCCTCAGTATGGCCTGGTCGCGCATGGGCCAAAGCCCTTTGAATCACTTTGCGCTGATTGTTCCCCATCTTTATGTCTAATAGCCATATCTAACACATTCTAAGGCTTATTGATAACGCCTAAACATACGAGCTGACTGTATAAAAACTGCCCAATCAATAGACCTTAGGATTTGTAGGGTGAGATAGTGGCCAAGAGATACATACACAAGAACACATACCCCACCACCACCACTCAACAACATGCCTACCACCAATGCCAGGATCGAAGAGCTAGAGACGAAGGTCGCAGCGCTCACGACGATGATTCTAGCTTTGACGGTCGAGACCCAGAAGCCAGCGAAGAAGGCCAAGGCGACGAAGACCAAGGCGACGAAGACCAAGGCGAAGAAGGACCCTGATGCTCCCAAGCGTCCCCTGAGTGCCTACAATTTGTTTGTCCGCGAGATGAAGAAGAAGGACCCCAAGACCGATATGAAGGAGCTCGGACGGATGTGGAAGCAGGATTACCCCGACGACAGCGACCGCACCGAGTGGAACGACGAGGCTGCTGCCGCCAAGAAGGTCTACGAGGCTCAGATGGAGGCCTACAAGATGGCCAGTGCCATGCCGACCAGCGAGGACGAAGAGTAAACTAGAAAACCAATAAACAATATTAAACCCAAAAACCCCCCACCCACTAGGGTGGGTATAAAAACACCGTCATTCTCTAAGTCCAAAAACAGACCACTATGATTCGTGGCCGCCCAATCCGAATAGGATGTTCGATATATTCGCTGAAACTTCAGCGGGTGAAAAGGCTTTTGTCCTGCTGCGAGATCCAGTCAAGATGGTATGCGAATACAAACAAAATGTCACTAACTACATTCTTAACAAAGCGAGCGAATCTGCAGAACCAACACAACCTGTTGGATTACAATTTCCTTAAACTATAGTCTTGCACGATTTACTAAATACGCAAGACATGGGTTACTTGTAATAGTTCTTGATATATTCAGCATCCTCTTTGTTGAAGTCATAATCCATGTAATCGATTGTCAGCTCTTCACCAACAGATATGGCCCGCAGAGTCTTGAACTTCGTGAAACATGAAGACGTATCAAGGGCAACCATGTTGGGCCTCGTGGAATGATTCATGAACATGCTAATATTCATCATGTTCAACCCATTCTCGTTCACAAAAATATTACCATCGTCATCTATAGGATAGTAGTCGGTGATATAATCTTTGAGTTTTTTACTTCCTTTTATCCTTGCCCATGGAATCGAAATTTCGTTATCCCAGCACTTCTTTTGAGCAATAACGAAGGGATCGACTCCCTTCCCGATCCTCTTTATACATTTCGTACCAACACCATAACGAGACACAGAAATTCGGGCATATGTGTGGTTCATTATGTTTTTCACAACGTTCTCCTGTTTCTTGGTTAATTTTTTAACTGGCATTGTATTATGTTTACTCTAGATAATATTCTGGCCTTTTGTTTTATCAGGGTGAGAGTGTAAGACCGACAATTTTTGAGCTTGTCGGGTTTATGCTATTTATCGGATTAAAAAATGTAAGTTATGGGTAATTACAAATGGTTATTATAACCCGTCGAGACATCAACGGTCTTCAAAGGTACTACATCCGAACAAGCGACGGCAAACTTCGCCGAATACCAAAACCAAAACCACCTTCCAAGTTTGGATGACCCTCGTCCATGTCCAGGTTTGGATGACCCATGTCTCCAAATAAAAATTAATCCTCATCGCCGGAACCGTAATGACGCTCTTGTGACTTCATTTTCCTTACAATAGCCGAAATCTGTTCCAGACAACCTGACTGACCATAACAAAAAAGACTAAACTTTTTACCTATGTCACTCGAAAGCATACCCTCAGGGTTCGCATCCGGTGGCACCGATATTTGTACAATATTGTATTTATCTATGTGATTGAGTTCACGTATTTTCTTAAATACGATATTTAGAAATCGCATAAACGGATTAGAGGCATTCGCAATGTCAAACGTCAAATTTATAGCCAACGTATGCATTTCGCTATACAAACTCAGACTGAGAGGGTCACTTACAGTTCCATCCCAGTACTTCCTACCCATATACTCGGTCGGTGAGAAAACGAATGGCAACGTACAACTGGCAACCATACACTCTACCAAGTCATAATCGGGAGTATTCTCAGTATTAAAGTATACTGTCTCGCCAGTCAAATAATCAGTGGCAACGACCGTAACGTTTTTTCCATACAAATCGGTTATATCTTGAAACGTTTTCACATTTGGATATTGCTTTAGAAGCGAGCGACACATCTCTCTGATTGGACCAATATCAAGTGGGCTACCTAGAGCCATCACATCGTTGTACGCGTTCCATTGAATAAAATTCGAGGTCTGCGGAATATCCGATATTTGGCGCGGAGTCACCCCCAACGCCAGACATACTGCTATTAACGAACCAGCCGAACAGCCACAAATGTTTTCCAAATTATCGAGATGCCCCTTCTGAAGAAGGACATCCAAAGCACCCAATGTTATGTAAATATTAAGACCACCGCCTGATAAAATTAAATTTTTAATCATTTTATTTACCAAAGGAGTATGTCTTTAAGTATGAACTCAACAATTAGTGCGGTCAATGGTTACAAGCTTGTTTTCATACCACACAAGGGGGGGGAGTATTTAGTCGAAGCAGTGTGTTCGCATGGCTATGACGCAGAAACACCAATGCTCACTGGAATCACAGAGCTACTCTCGAGGGTATTACTTCGCAGCTCATTTATGCAGAGAGGAAACAACAATCTAGAGCATAGTCTGAAGTCACATGGGATTATAGAAATGAAGAGCGGAGTACGTGAGCACTTTACATGGTATTATATACGCGGCGACGAAGACATTAACTATGCCTTGGAGTATATATCCTCCATAATTACGAACCCGCTTATTACGCAAGACTGTGTGCGTGCTCATATAGATGCCATCAAGATTGAAGCGGTACAGAGGAAAAACAATTCGGTGATACAAATGCAAAACATTGTCACGAAAACATTAACGCCTTCGTTGGCCAAATCGATAGACCCCGCCACGCGGTTAGACTCAATCGACCCAACAAAACTACTAAATTTTTATAATAAATGGTACACCCCCGATAAAATAAGTATTATAGTCTACGCACGAAATACAGGGAATGTAAAAAGACATTTGAGGAAATATTTGAAAAAAAAAAATCCCGGAATGCCGTGTATAAAAAGTGTCATTTATAAACAACCAAGACCACATGTCATTCACCTTCCCCACATGGAGATGGTGAAAAGCCGCGTTTGGTTAGTTTTTTCTAAAGCCTTTTCAAATTCCACGTACAACACATTTTATGTTAAGTTATCAACACGAGTACTTCGGTCATACCTAAAATCCATCCTTGAAAATATGGAGTGCGAAGACTCCATAACCCCATACTGTGAAACAGTGACCCTGAAATTCACATGCTTCTCAGAAAAAGTAACCGAAATGATACAGGCAGTATATGACATCATTCAGAAAATGAATATTTCTCAGACAGAGTGGATAGACCAGAAACGAAAAATGTTACAAGACCTTCCAAAACGGAAACAAATTATACAACGAAATTGGAGACTTATGGAACACTATACCAATCATAACGACATCGTAGACGAAGACGTTATCATAAAAAATATGAACCGGACTGAATTTAACTCTTTCTTTAGTGTTTTCTTTAATTTCTCTAATATTATATTACTTCACCAGGCACCCTCGAAACTATCAGACCGAAAACTTCTCAGCAAGGTCAAAGTACTAGCGGGGACCCCTTCTCCCCAGGCTTCCCAAAGAAAGAAATTTTCTTGGAAGAAGTTTATTTTGGGATGAAATTACTTTTCCATATATAACTCAAGACGCTCTACTTGGCCTCGGATCTTGACATTCTCCAACTCCGACTTTAACTCATGTGTCGAACCATAGTGAATGTATCGACACTGCTTCCCATTCGTACCACGGAACAGTATACACAAATCTATATCAGTCATCATATTCTCCAAACCCTTCGCATATGCTACCAAAGATTCCAGTGAAACAAAAGTTCTCTGCATTCTCCACGATTCCGTATAATCACTCTCACTTTCCGAATCCTCATCGTCAGACCTCTGACTGGGAGCATAAAGGACACCACATGGCGTTTCCGAATCACTCGATGACAATCCGTCAAACTCCGAATTCGTTGAACTATCATCTTCCGGAATCTCAAGTGGCTCGTATTTCCTCGGAGCCACCGAAGGTCGGCACGGTCTCTTGGGTTCGTGTTCCATTGTTATGAGCGTTGACATTCCGATACAGACATCCAAAAGACCATAAAACCCCAAAACTCAAAAATCACCATCGGCTTTGCGGTTGTTCACTATAGTACAGTGCGTGTCCTTCATAAGTTTACGCAGCATCTTCCTATCGGTGCTTGTTGAAACACTTCGTTTCTCCTGCGGACGATTTTCAGATGTAGTTATCGCTTTGCGAACCGCTTCAAACGAACGGCTCTTTTCCTCCTGCTTGCTGTACTCAGCATTCATGGGCAAAGCCGCCGCATACATCATGTTGTAAGACACCAAATCGCTCCTACTGTGCTTCCAGGTGTTGCCATCCCACACCGCATATATGTTCTTCGCCACGTTGGGAATTTGCACCGTCCGATTCTCTGGATGCTCATCGTGAAAGTATATCAACTTGATGATATGCTGGAGACCATCCGTACCAGAACGAAGGGCGTCCGTCAGCGCCGCTACATCTTTAGTAATGTAATCTATATTTTCACTACCAAAGGCATTCACCGTTATGTTGTTGTTGATGGTCGTATTGTTATTAATGGTCGTATTGTTCGTCGTATTATTTATTGTCTGCTGCGGAACAACCGCACAAATATTCCTCGCCATATGCTTCCTTCGTGAATCTGCTGTCTTAAAACCTTTGAAACATCGGCTACAAACACAGGGGTCCGCCTTGACCTTCTGACAGACACCTCTGCTCGTATGCGTTCGTAGGGACGAAACCGATTTGAAAATCTTCGAACACATACTACATGTCCGTAGCTTCACGTCATCATCCTCCACGACGCTACCATATTGGATCCCAATATCGGTGTTTTTGCTACCATTATTGGCATTCGTATTTTGCTGAGCCGCTGGCCAATCTACATGACACTTCGTTTTCCGTGCCAAATGACGTTGAAACGATTGTTTGTTAAAAGTAGCATAACCACATAGATTACAAAAATACCCTTGATTCATCTTTGCTATATGACATATATAAATTATTTCCTTAATATGTACTACATCATAGAACCAAAATCCTTATATTCCTACTTCAGCAACATCGCTTAAACCCAATATCGGATCATTTGGATCCCTTTTTGGATATTTTGGATCCCCTTTTGGATATTTTGGATCCTGTTTTGGATGATTTTGGATCCGCTTTTTGATATGTTGGATCCCATTTTGGATGATTCCTTTCATTGTTTTATTTTGCCTTCTTCGTTTGATACTGCTCCAAAATACGTGCGATACGTGTGTTTGTCGCTTTTTTTGGATCCAGCAGGGGCATCTCTCGTGTATTGTCATATTCTTAGATTTTATATTATTACTACACCCCTACGTGCTAGATTCAACTATACCCTGGTTTTAGCAGTCCAGTAACTCAAGTATACACTGGTATAACTCTATTTTATTATATTAAATAATATTTTAATAGGAGTATATGTATAAGTAAAAGTGAATATACGAACGAAGCAGGCCTACTGCTCATTTCGGAGAGAGAGAGAAGTTTTTATGTTTTTCGAAAAAGAATAATTTTGAAAAAAAAATAAAAAAATAAAAAAAAAATTGAAAAAAGATTAAAAAACGGGGTTTCTGAGAAAAGTTTTAGAAAAAAAAAATCCAATTAATGAAAAAAAGTTGAAAACTTTCCCGAATTTGCATTTTATGCCTCCCTTGATTGACCCCTTATGCGTCGAGTCAGGTGAATATCTCTTACCATCAGCGTTGTGCGTTTTGCGTGTAATGCACACAGGTTTGCGTCGTTCAATAGCCCTACTAGATACGCCTCGCTAGCCTCTTGTAGAGCCAGAAGAGCACTTGCTGACCATTTAAAACGTTGAGAAGTGTACTCCAATTGTATCTCGCGCACTACTTTGGCAAACGGCAGTTTCCGTATCAGGAGGTCGGTCGTACCTTGATATTTTCTAATTTCTCGGATGGCGTTGGTCCCAGCCCTAACCCGTTTTTTCGGAGACATGACTTCCACTTCTCCTTTACAGAGGAACGGCTAAACTTTCCAGATTTGTGATTTCACGGACGAGGGTTTGGAAGTGCGGTAAATATCACAATAAATAAGTAATATGCTCCCTAAATGGTCGTTCTCAACTTTTCAGGTTCAGGTGGGCTGTATCATTATTACTTTGGAATATGCGCCTGTCTCCAGGATGAGACGGACGTTTCGAGTCTTCGATTCAAGACCACTTCGGGCTCTTGTTTCCCAGTAATGCTATTATGCATGGGTCTTCCAGTGCGTAGTGGCTACCGTCGCTGGGTCTCATGGAGTGTTGGTCTTTTTAATAGATACCGAATTTTCAATAGTTGCGAATGGATATCACTATATTACAAGATGGTTTATCGTTATTGTTACGAGGTTGGTAAGGTATCAGAAACCGCTAGATGGAATCACACCATTACAGCAACAAAACCCAACGGAAAGACATGCGAAATTAGTTCGTACAGTTGTATTGAAGATTATGCCCATGTAGCCACCGCGTCGGCGTATATACCTTTACCATGGTGTCGTCCATTTTGGAATGTCAAAACGAGGAATATAGATCTTTTCGATGGTTCTATGGGTTGTCGAACTAAACAACCTAGTGGTTTAGAAATACTAGTTTCCACTACGTCTCTCTCTGGGACTAGAGCTTATGGAGGACTGTTTTACAAATGGTATTATACACTTGCAGGGTTGGTAAACGATTGCGAATGGATGTATGACGCGGGATACAGCGATGCGAAAAGGTTTTTACTACCACAGTTGAATATCCCCTGTGCGCCTAAATTTCAAGTCTCTAGTACCGATGAACACAATGGCTTGAATTCTCTGAGATTATATTATGATTCATCAGACTATCTCTGATTACACGGATTCTGACATACAAATAGAAACGTGGTTTTTATACCCACCCTGGTGGGTGGGGGTTTTTTGGTTTAATATTGTTTATTGGTTTTCTAGTTACTCTTCGTCCTCACTGACCAGGCCTCCATCTCAGCCTTGTAGACTTTCTTGGCGGCAGCAGCCTGGTCGTTCCATTCGGTGCGATCGCTTTTGTCAGGGTAGTCCTGCTTCCACATCCGTCCGAGCTCCTTCATATCGGTCTTGGGGTCCTGCGTCTTCATCTCGCGCACAAACAAATTGTAGGCAGTCAGGGGACGCTTGGGAGCATCGGGGTCCTTCGCCTTCTTCTCCTTCTTCTCCTTCGCTGGCTTCTGGGTCTGGACCGCCAAAGCTAGCATCATCGTCGTGAGCGTTGCGACCTTCGCCTCTAGCTCCGTGATCCTGGTATTGGAAGACATGTTGTTGAGTAGTAGTGGGTGGGGGGTTGGAACGGTATGTTCTTGTGTATGTATCTCTTGGCCACTATCTCACTCTACAAATCCTAAGCCCTATTGATTGCGCAGTATTGCTAGATTGGTGCTGACAAATATTCGTATATCAATAGGGCTTAGTATTTGTAGTGGCCTACGCAACTTACAACCCACTGTCCGGGCATAAAGGATTGACGGTATAAAAGTTGTTCATGCGTGGAAGCGGGGGTCGTGGTTTGACCAGATCCCAAATTGCTTCGGAAGCGGCGGTGTATTCCAAATCCGTCTTTGGAAATTCCAAAATTTCCGCGTGTGAATCGAACGCGAACTGCAGGATGTGCTTCCAGGTGTACTTGCCGATTTTTTTCAGGTGTGTGTGCTTTCTGGAGATACGCAGCTGCGATACCAACGTAAGCGGTTTCAAGCGGCATTCTTTGATACTTTGACTTCCACACTTGTATATACGTCGCATAGACGGGTATTTTTGACACAGACACTGCAAGTCGTAGTCACTTGTTAGACATTTCCCAAGCTGGTTCAAGTCGTAGGCATTTGCCCCAAGTCGTAGCAGATACGCGGTAGTGTCCACCAAGTGGTTAGACACCGCCAACTCTAACGCACTGTGGTCGATATCTGGACACGGAGTTCCTGTGTCTTTCTTCTCTAAAATGAGTCGCAAGAGTTCGATGATCAGATCTTCATTTACGACGAAACCTTTTAAGTATGAGGGGCGGTCTATTACCATCCACCAGACCGACCACTCGTGATGGTGATAGTGGTCTGTCCATGTGAGGTCTGCCGTCTCTACCAGAGCAATGGCGTTCTCTAAAAGATTTAGTTCAGGTGTGAGTGCAGCGTAAAATGCAGGACGGTCTCGGCCCCAAAAGCTGTAAGAGTTGACAGTGTCCGCGCCTTTCTGCACGAGGAACTTGATAATCCCAGGTCGGTTTTTGCGTAATGCGTAGAACATAAGATCCGTCGGATAATCTCCGATCAAAAGGTGTGTTTCTGGGTTGCTGTTTCTTTTGGTAAGTCTAAAATATATACATTTAATTTTTTTAAAATGCGACACAAACGCTGGTATATTGTCGCTTCGGATAAGTTGGGTTAATATCTCGTCCTCGTTCATCGAACCGGGTAATACCCGGTAGTACTCTTGACCGGGCCTGCGGTACCTACTCTGACATTTTATGCAACGACAATCGTCGTCATCACCAAACACTGACGCTATACAGTCGTCTTCGTAGTCTTCGTCGGCCATTGAAGATTTATTTATTTATTTTATGTTGTCCAGTATATTGACTCTGTGTTTCTGAGGTTTATTTTTATTGAAATTTTCCACTAAAAACATCCAATGTGGATGTTTTTAGAGTATTACTTCTTATTATTTATTACATAGGAAAGCTGGGTTGTAGCAGAATTCCGCACATCCCTTCGGAACTCCCATCGCGCGCGATATTGATGTATCCATTCTCGCCCCACGATTCGCCCCAGGAATTCTTGACTATCCAGTAGTCGGGAGTGTAACCAACTACCAGAACACCATGATCTAAATTGGTTCCGCATTCTGGGGAATCGTATACACCTCCGCTGTAAGACTGAAACGAGGCAGAATCAGCCTCAATTGCAACGGAGACGGGCTGCTTCGCAACAGCTTCCTGGAGAGCCTCATCGCTCATGGGCTTGACGTCAGCACAATTTTTAATGTATACCGCATCGGTGCAATTGGAACACACCTTCTCGTGAGCGATGTATGGGTAATCTTCCTCCGTGCATATACCATTATCAATGATGTATTCAAACGCATAATCCATGAGACCGCCATAACAACCGTTGTCACCCTCAGACCTAGAACAATCAACAAGTTGCTGCTCGCTTAGAGAGACCAAATCACCCGAGACCAAAGCATTCAGACCTTCCACCGAACCGGTTGTTGAGAACGCCCAGCAACTGCCACAGTTTCCTTGGTTCTTCACTGGAGTCACGAGGCCATCGGTGCGGTGGTCCACACTCGTCGGGACCGTTTTTCCAGTAGGTTTGAACTGTCCACAGTCTCGCTGGGGCGAGAAAGGATGTCCTCGCCGATGTGCTGTGTCGGAAAATTCGTTGATTCCTAGAGAAAAAGTGGAGTGTATATCCATGTGGGCCATGACATAGTCGTAGTTAGCTTCGAAATTCTTGTATGCGACCTTCCAAACGTTATAGTTTGAGTAGTTCTTCTCATATTTTGAAATAAAATCAGCAAAAGCCATGTGCGCATCGAAAGAATCTCTCGGACAAACGTCATGACACGTTCGGTATGTAAATTCAGTACACGTTTTTTTGAAGTCTGATGGAATTCCGGAACAAGTGGTGTCAATCAAATATTGACTACATGTAGCGCAATGTGGGTTCCACGAGGAAGCAAGAGCGAGGAAGTTCATTATATTATTTCATTATATGTCGCCATACTTTAAATAACTTCAGTTGGTCTATAAAAGTCGGGTTGTTTGCGTAGTTGTCGGCGTAGTCGCATGTATTGTTTATCTTCCAATAAGGCTAGTATCTCGGTGTAATTCGGGTTAGACTTGTGTAGTTGAATAACAATAATAGGTCTCCACTTGTCTATAGTCTCGATGGCACCAAGGAGGGCATGGTATCCGTGATTATCTATGTCGAGTTTTATAAGAGTGATGTTTTCGTAGTTTTTAAGTATGCTGTCCAATGTTACTGTAGTATTGGAGGTGTATTTGTGTTCTTTCCCCCATATTGGTTTCTCATCGGTGACGTAGGACTCCCCGGTATTTGCTGGGTTGTACTTCATTTGTAAAGTTTCCCCAGCAACGCTATGGGCGATCGATTGGTACAGACTATTATTTTTACATTCGTTGAGAGCTATATTGGCTTTCAAGTAGCCGAAATTAAACGGATTACCCTCTACACTTACTACATGCTGGGATGGACAAATCTTTGAAAAGTACACACTGTGATTGCCGTGATGGGAACCTATATCTACGTATGTTCCCCCGAGTTGCAGCGATAGAATTTGTTCCAAAAGTTTTGCCTCGTAAAAAGTTCCATTGGTCCACGACTTGGAAGTATGGTCGTTTTCTACATGTTCGAACCGGAACTGCTGGGCTTTATAGGTGAACGTCTTCATAATTATTGTATCATATCATAATAATATGTTGTGAGTGCGCGCCGACATGATTTCTCCCTTTTCGAGTGCCCTTGTGGTCCAGAGGTAAAATGTCCTTAGATCGGTGCTTCTGATACAACAGTTGTAGTCGTATTTCTCGGACTCACGTCCGTGTGTAAGGAAGGCTCCTAATGGTGTCCTTATATTTGGCAGATTATTGCTTACAAAAACGTTTGTAATTCCAAGATTTACGTTTTCTGAAATATGTTGTGTAGTGACCAGTATGTATTTGCCGGACTCGTGTATAAGTGTAAGATTTCCTGGGAGTGGTTTATATTCCATTATATATTGGGGTCTACAATTATTAAGCATTATAGCGAACTTGGCGGGACTCGAACCCGCAACCTTCAGATTAGGAGTCTGACACGCTATCCATTGCGCCACAAGTCCACTATAATGATTAATTTGGTTTGCTCAAGTCTTATTGTGTTTATTTATAAAAGTTTGGCTGTCGACGATATTGGAAAATATTTTAATAGGACGTATGGGTTGAATCACCAGCATAATTTTGTTGAGAATGACCTTGAATCGTTGGTTTTCAATTATAACACTTGAAGAATAGGTGGCGGTGTTGATCAGTTGCCAACTGTTTATAAAAGTTCTTTTCGTATAGTTCACTAGTTCATCTGTAACTTTGTCCATTGGAATATTCCTTAGATCCCAACACATAGAAATCATTATATTTTGCCGTGTGTATGTGGTGAGAATGGCGAAGTAGATCTTTAGGCTCTCCATCATATCTACAAGAGTAAAACATGCAGAATTATCTTTATAAGTCATTGTGAGTACATTGTTTGAATTGTTAAACTGATACGATGTCTTTGGTGTCTCAGCTATAAGTGTACCCATCCCTTTGAATACTAACACATTTTAAAATTAGATTTTTCAGACGCTATCATAGTTCTGACTCGACTGCAATCCAGCATTTCTGAGTTTGATCGTAGCTAAGAAGGGACATGTCTTTTGTGTCGTCAACCTCCACATCCTTCATATCGGAAAGTTTGAGGGAGTTTAGTTGTTCTCGTAGGCAGCGTACTTCCTCGACCAGCGAGCGAACAAGACCAATCACCTCGGTATTGTCCGAAGTAATAATAGATTGCACATTGTAGATACTTTTGATGCTGGCTCTCCCGTAATTGATTTGCGCACGAGACATAATATAGTTATTTATTAATAGCTTTAAATTATATTTTATTTGAACGTATTAAGAATATAGAACATTCAGAAATAACAACGAAATATGAATCAGACATCGGAAAATGCTTTGATCCAGAAAATTAACGAAATACCTCAATTTAAACAGAAAAGTCAAGAATGGCTCTCGCAGAGAATGCTTTACCTAACCAGTAGCGATGCTGCTAGCGCCATGGGAATCAATCCCTACAGTAAGCCAGAAGAGCTCCTTTTCAAGAAATGTGGCATTGCGGTTCCGTTTTCGGGGAACGTTGCAACCAGACATGGAGAAAAATACGAAGACGAAGCCATAGAAAAGTATTGCAAGGCCTTCGGTATGAAAAACTACGAGTTCGGATTAATTCCATATGAGAAAGTGCGTAGAGAGAATCCTATTGAATCGTATAAGTTTTTGGCTGGTTCTCCCGATGGGCTTGCTGTGCCTCTAAATAATCCGACGGAAGAACCGATACTTCTCGAAGTAAAGTGTCCTTATCGGCGGAAACCGGTTCGAGGGTGTTGTCCAGATTACTATTACCCGCAGGTCCAGTTGAACATGTTGATATGCGATGTCAAGAGAGCGCATTTTATCGAATATCTGCCGTTTGCTGAAGCATCGGAAAGCCTCACGGTGACCGCTTATGAGATAGATCATGCATACTTGTCTAAGTGGATACCCGTTCTTCAAAAGTTTTGGGGAGAAGTAATGGATTACCGTGATAACGGTTCGATTACTGAACACAAGAACTATTCCAAATGGTCTGAGCGGATGCGGAAGGCAAAAGCAAAGCTTCAAGAAGAAAAGGAGAGAGACGATGCCGATCAAAATTACATGTTAGGGTCGGATAGCGATTAAGGTTTTAGAGCAGACTAAAATATTAGATTCTTAATATAAGAATAAGATGGGTGTTCGTGGTCTGATGTCTTTAATACATAAGCATTCGCCAAATGCTGTTGTTACTTTGAGGGCTAAGGATATAAGAAACAAGGTGTTCGTGATCGATACAAGTATCCTTCTATATAAATATTCCCACGCTTCGAAAACGTTCAAGAATGCTCACATCAGTGGATTTTTGAATCGTATTACAACATGGGTACAGGCGGGTGTGGTCCCATTGTTCGTCTTCGATGGAGAACCTCCGGATGCCAAATTACAAACACTAAGGAAACGAAAGGAAGAGAAACGAAAACTATATATACGAGTAGAAAAATTGGAACAGGATATTCTAACACTGACGGACCCGAAGGCTAAGATATTGGTAGAACAGCAGATAAAAACAATAAGAAATCAGATAGTGCATGTGACGCCTGAGCAGAAGGAGGACGTCATCGAGCTTTTGAAAATACTAGGAATCCCCTTCATTGAAGCGAAAGGCGAAGCTGAGCACCTCTGTTCCTACCTCCAAAGGAACGGGGTTGGAGATTTCACTGTGACCGACGATAGCGATGCGTTTGCGTTTGGTTCTACCAAAGTGATTCGGTTCATAAAGAATAATAATATGGGTTGTCTGGAATGCTACTGCTTGGATAGCATTCTTAAGGACCTAGGACTTTCATTTAAACGTTTTTTGGACCTCTGTATTTTATGCGGTTGTGACTTTTGTGATACCATACCGCGCGTTGGGGCTCTGACTGCATTTGCGCTAATGAAAAAGCACGCAACTATTGAAGAAATACTAGAACAAAATCCGAAATACAAACCGTCCGAAAAATTCGATTACGCAAATGCCAGATATATTTTTCAAGCCCCCGTTGAAGACGTAATTGACCCAAAATATATCGCACTCAAACCGTTTGACGAAGGGGCGCTTATTGGATTTATGTGTCATAAGTTTCCCAAAGAGCAGATAACAAAATTCGTAAACAGATATAAAAAATCACGAATATAAAAATATTTTCATAAGTTAATTATACATTCGATGCTTTCTGAAATGGAATTTATGACTCTCTTTGGGTTCGGAAAAACAAAAAAAAAGAAAACCAAGGCTCAACTTCTAGGAGGAGGAGCTGGTCCTCTGCGCGCTCGCAAATTAACTAGTTCTACCATTAAAAGAAAAGCTGTCACTAAACTTCAGAAGCTGGCACGCGCACGCGCTGCCAAGAAAGCGAAGTCCACCGCTGCCAGGAAGCTTCAGAAGCTGACACGCGCACGCGCTGCCGCTGCCAAAAAAGCGAAGTCCAGCGCTGCCAGGAAACTTCAGAAGCTGACACGCGCACGCGCTGCCAAGAAGGCGAAGTCTACCGCCGCTAAGAAACTTCAGAAGCTGGCACGGGCACGTGCTGGTAAGGGCAAGAAGGCGAAGTCCACCGCTGCCAGGAAGCTCCAGCTCGCGATGAAGAGTATGGTGCGTAAGAAACAGTCGCGTATGGTAGCTGCGGCAAGTGTAATACATCGGATGGCTCGTAAAATTATTGATGAGCTTGCAGAGGAGAAAAAGCAGCACCTTGTGGAGGCAGCTGCGGCCAATAAGATCAAGATGTTGTTGGCGGCCACATTTGTGGGCGGAACCTATGTCAGCGCTACTAAAAAGCGCTCTGCCGAGAAGGCAGCAGCAAAGAAAATTCAGAAACTGGTCCAGTCGTTCATGAACAAATCTGTAGCTAGCAAAGTGCGTACCCTTACCCCGAAAATCCATGGCTCCAAAACCGATTCTCAGAAGAGGGCAGCGGCAATGAAGATGCAAAAAATTGTTCGTGATATGCTGAAGAAGAAGCCAAAACAATCTTCGAAGGTCAGTGCCGCCAAGAAGATTTTTTCCGCCGCCTCCGTGGCCAAGGATTCAAAGAGTTCCGAAGCAAAGAAGGTTGCCGCCTTTAAACGCATACAGGTTGCCCTGCGTTCTCTAGGCACTACTACGAAATATGCTAAGAAAATACAGGCAGCCGTACGAAAGGCTCAAAAGAAGTCTCCCGTTCGTTCAGCTTCCCGTTCTAAGCGTTCTGCCAGCTTCCCGTTTGAGATGTTCGATACCCCAAAGAGGCCAGTGCGTTCTGCCAGCTTCCCCTTTGAGATGTTCGATACCCCAAAGGCGCCAGTGCGTTCTGCTAGCTTCCCGTTTGAGATGTTCGATACCCCAAAGGCACCACCTAAGAAGCGGGCACCAGCTAAGAAGCGGGCACCAGCTAAGAAGTATGAGCCGAAGTTCCCCTTCGCTCAGTACCCAAAGTTCACTCCAAACGCTGTGAAGAAGCCACGAAAGCGTCGTGGAAAGGGCGGTGGCAGCAAGTTTGGAGGTTTCCAAAGTGCAACGAGCATGGCGAATTCCGCATCTATGCTTCCAGCCACCGCAACTGGTGCTCCGACTATAGCCGGTCCAACTGGTTACAATGGTATCTTCGCGAATGGTCCGGGGCCATCTGGGTTCGGTACTCACGGCCAAGCAAGCGTATTGCGCGATATCATTGGCCCCACACTTTGAGCTGAATAATTATTAACAATTTGTAAGTGATCTCATATAGGAGATCATTCCAAACAATTATTTTCAGGGTTTAGAACTTCGAACGACTGACGATGTCACTTGGGTTTTCGTAGGACATGTTCAAGTCGGTGGTAGCAATACCAGTGTTATAATGGTCTTGAAGTTGAAGCAGTGGCTTAGATTTTTCGACCTTTTGGGTCTTTTCCAGTTCTTTTATTTTCCCTTCGAGTGCCGAGGGTACGAGGTTATCTTCAAGATAAACGTCGTCTCGTTTAATCGTTTCGTGTTGCGGTTTCGCAGCTTCCTGTGTAAAGGGCTGAGACTTCTCATCACAAAGACCTTTTATTTTGCGAGTGACATACTTACCCTCGGTCTTGAATATTTCAGCGACTATGGGGGTTGCGACGTTTCGCTGTAGATTGTATAGCATAGCCTTGACTTCGTAATATTTCAGTTTCGAACCAGTACTTACCTGACCAGAAAAATCCATCAAAGTAAATATCTTTCGTCCTCCTAATTTTGTGGGATTCGTTGACTTCCTTACTTCGGATAGAAGATACTCTCTAATTTCCTGTAATTCCTGGAATGGCACCGCTTGGGGACAACCCAATGTCGCGTCCTGTAAATCCACATTCGTAGATGACCGTTCGAATGATGCACAAAGAGAAGAATTGTATTCTTTCGGATGACTGATGTAGTTATACGTCGAATTGATTTTCTCAGAAACGTTCGTGAACATTTCAGGAACAGGCAGATTCTTGTCGCTTTTGAACAAATACTTACGAAGGACAAAACAAATCATCACGAGTATGAGAATATAACAGTATTCTATTGGGATCTTAGTCATACTTTAGTAGTAGAAAAGAAAAAAAAATAATTTGTTTAACCATAAAAGAAAGTTAAAGAAATATATCTTCTTAGTGTAAATAATAATGAAAACAGAAACCGAATCGCAAGCTTGGTTGTTTTATCACCCCGAATGTGGACATTGTCGGGAGTTCATAGATATGGCGCAGAAGAATGAGAAGTTGGTTAAGAGGATCAACATGGTTGATGTATCTCAAAATACAGACAGACTTCCTGAGTGGTTGGATAGAATTCCGGCACTTCAAATTGGAAACGACATTTACAAAGGAACTGCTTTGTTCGAATGGTGCGCCGAACATTCCAAAAAGCAGGAATTGGAGGCTGGTCCAAATATGAACTCGAAGGGTGGTTTCTCAGCGTCTCCATTTAGTTCTCTTGGCAACGAGACCGTTCATAGCAATTTTTCAGAAATCGGTTCTCGAAATGGTTCAGAAGGTATTGATTCAGATAAGGTTTCTGCCATGCAAAAAGTAGAAATTTCAGAGATTGAAGCTTCAAGATCGGCTGACCTACGTAGTATGATGCGTTAAAGAATAGATGTAGCGTTGTCTATAGTTTTCATAGGCTTTGGTTTTTTATTTCTCTTTGGCTTTGAGGATTTTGCGGGTAGATGACTCTTTACATAGGTATTGAATTTTGTTCCACCTGACTTTCCAGAAACAACTCTCATTAAATTCAACGACTCCTCGAATGCTTTGTCGTAGGTAATCTTATTATTATTCAAATCCGTCTTCATGCGTTTGAAGTGCTTATCTAATATTTCCTTTACTTCTTCCTTCGTCATATTCTTATAATCTTTAGCTTGTATAAGTTCTTTCAATACGACAAGAGATATACTTATATCTTTTGATAGTTCCCGAGTTTCTTTATACAATTCTGCCAAATCAATCTTGTTTGTGTACGCAAACACACGCGCGTCGTTATCCATTTTAAGGTCTTTATAGTATGTCATTTCAAGGAATCTAGTAATAATCAAGTCTTTACTTACTTTTATCTCAGCCCTAGTCTGCAGAGGGCCTGGGATATGGGCCTCTGCGATCATACGTGCAACGGACTTCACGTCGAGCTGTAGCATCTTGTAGTCATTTAAGTCAGTAAAGTATTCCCCATTGCTATCCATGTTCATTCCCTTTTGGTAGTGGTGCGGTGGGTACACAATCATCTCAAATGCTTTGGAGTCAAAAATGATCCTAGTGCCATTCTTATCTGTGATAAATTTACGTGGGTTATAAAACATCTGGGAATCGCCCTCGGGTTCCGAAAATTTCTTTCCTCTCGACCTGTAAATGTATGGTGGTCGAACCCTGGAGTACGTTTTACCAACTGGTTCTTTGTATTGATATGCGTACTCACCTTTCGCAGTACGTTTACTTAGAAACTCCATATAGCGTTGGCGCGTCTCGTCTACGGACCTATCAGGGAGTTTACTCGCTATATCATTCCATGGTAATTTCGATTTGCGCTTTTCTTTAAGGATCAAATCGTCTTCCCGTTTCGTCCAAGGAGTCCGAGGACGTTCTACCACAATCTCCCCTCTGGAGTAATCCGAACTTCTGGAATAACTTTCGGATCTTTTTGGATCACGGTACGGAATGAATTTCTTCTGTTGGGCCTGAAAAATGAGAGGGACATGAAAAAGGTCACCCGATATCATGAAAGCATTCCTCTCTACTCCAATGTGATTACTGAACGATGGGAGCTTGCTTCTTATTTGAAACAGCTCAGAAGTCAACTTGTGTTTCAGCATAACGTATTTAAGATCGGTTACTTTTGTGCTGCTATGGAGTTTCTTAAACCTAGATGTTAACTCCTTTGTCCAAAAGTTTGCTCTTTTCCCCTCCCTCGTTGCTTTCTCCGCGTACCCCTTCTTTATTGGGGCGGTAGCCTCCGCCCATTTTGTTTGTAGAAGCATCTGTAGATCTACCAGGGCAAGCGTAGGGTTTTCTTTAGTCATTTCTGGAGCCATATCTAGACAAAACAGTTGTTCTGCAGTTACGGATTTTTCAACCCATAACCATGGGTTCGGAAACTCTCTGTTCATATTGTCAGTATGCCGGCGTTGGTCCTTTATTTTCCCCTCCAAATCCAACTTCAGCATCTGTTGTTCGAGTTCGAGTATTCTCAATCCTTCCTCGCGTCTGTCCTTCCGGTCCTGTTTAACATTGCTATAGTTTATAATAGTCTCCGCCAGGTTGTTCATTTTTGGATAGACTTTCACGCGCGTCTTATTTATTTGATCTTCAAATATCTTAGCCTTTTTATCTTTACCCTTCAACAATTTACTCCAATCATCATAGGAGAGATAACTTCCGTCGATAGAATCGTGGTCCGAATTCATTCTACCATCGTGTGGTGGGGGTTTCCTCAGCAGATCTTGCCTCATCCACTTCTGATTCTCGCGTCTCTTCGGGCTCGGGTCTCTTCGTTCGTCGCTTTCTTTAAATACGTACTTGTGTTCGTCGGAGCTACTCAATGACCAGTCGAAATCATCTTTCTTCTTCTTCTTGCCCTTTACTCTCACTATATCCCGAATTATAGCTGGCGTGTATTTTCTGAAACTTCTGTGATAATTACCAACTATTTTTTTGCTCAACGCACTTTGGGACCCAGTTGAGCCAGAGTTGCTTCTCACTTTCTCTCTAAAAGACCGTTCCTGTTCTATCAGGCCGTCGATTATGTCTGCCGAGGCACCACTGTACTTTATTCTAGCCGTTTGTAACACTTTTTCCTGTTTCTTTGATTGGCTTCTTGCAAACTCTAAACCTCCGTAAATGGGTATATCAACTCTATTCTTACAAACGTTTCTTGCTTTTCGAACAAGCGTCTGCAACTTCTCCCGGAATCCGTCAGTTTTAGATTTACTATTGACCGCTTTGGCCAACGAAAACTCCGACTCGAAAACATCTTTCAAGAGTTGTTTCAACTGTTGAATCTCCATTACTTCCCGTTCCAAAAGAGTATTCAGTTCCAGATTGTTACCATCTGAGCGTCGTATCCTCCCTGAGATAGCATTTGCCTTTTTAATTGAAAATTTAATACACTTGGTCAAATTGACACGTTGGATGGATGGTTTTCGAATAAGGGTTTCACGTATTTCTTTTTGAGATTTAGGGGAAGCAGGCTTCCGTGCTGGAGACTCCTTTGACCGCTTCTTCATTTCACCATCATCGTTTATATCAACCTTCGCGATTCTTTTTCTTTTTCTTGGTGTAGATCGTTTATCGACTGGGTACATCTGAGTACCACGTCTGATCTCTATGCCAAAAATACCTTCCAACACATCTAATTGTTTGTTCGTGGGGATACGAGCTCCGCGACCACGTCTGATCGTCTTTTTTTTAGCAGTAACAGCCTTTGTGGGGGCAAGTCCCGCCTTCTCTAAATCGGCAAACTCTGGGTCAGCAATAAGCCACTGTTGAAATTCGTTTTTCGTTAGTTTGCCTGATGTTTTTTTGTTCAAATCAGCGACTATCTTTTCGATAGTGAAGTTTGACTTTTCAATAGCAGTTGTCAGCTGGTTGGCAAGAGTCTTTTTTTTAGCAGTAACAGCCTTTTTTGGCCCAAGTCCCGCCGCTCTGAGTTTTTTGTCCAGATTTAGCCGTTCTCTTTGCAATCGTTTTTGTTCTCGCAACTGTAGTTTCGATTCTTTCACGATGGCCTTTATAGTATTATTCTTGTTAAAGGTGTTACCTTGGTCTTGGAACCCCATACTTCTAGCAATCTTTTTCAGGTTATCATCCGTTTCCGTTCGCAGTGCTGTTTCGTCGTACATTACTGCATCATTCGAAGAGTTCGAAGACTTCGAAGACTGGGAATTAGATTCCTTAGAAGAAAGTTTCCAGGCTATATTGTCTGAACTTTTACTTTTAGAATCTTTAGAACCCTTAGAATCTTTAGAATCCGATGTTGGATAGGTATCAAACTCATCCTTCTTCTCTCTTGCCTCGTTCTTCTTTTTGGCAGCAAGTGCCTTTTTAAGCTCTTTCTTTCGCTCCCTAATCATATTGGCTTTATTGTCTGTCGGGTACGCTGGGTGGAGTTGTATGAAGCGCTGGTAGGCCGCCAATTCGCTCTTACTAGTTCTGCCGGCCTTGTCCGCGAACCACTCCCGGAATGGCTTCCGGCCCTCCTTACTCTGAGCCTCCCACTGCTTGCGGAGCCAGGGGAGCCTCCACCTTGCCGGAGGAAGAAGTTTGTCCTCTGACTGTCGGACCCTCCGTTCGTCTGTCGGAGATTTATCGCGGTTGGCGAGCCAGTCTAACCTTTTTGTCGTGAATTTTTTACCAACTGGTAGGTCATCTAGTACCCCGGTCTCGTACTTGCTGTTCAACTCGAAAAATTTCTCAAGCTTATTCGCCGCCGCGATACTTCTGCGTTTTTCCGAAGAGCTACCCGAAGAGCCGGAAGCACCAGACCGGTCCTGCCAGGCGGGGTTGAGCCGTTTGACAGGTCCGTACTTCCGCGCGCGTCCTATATATTTTGCTAGGACCCGAAGGGGTTTTATGGGTTTTTTTTTCTTCTTGTTATCTTGTTTAGACTTCACCATTACGTACGTCCTACAAAATAAAACCAGGTATTTCGCAGATGAACTTCCTATGATATGGAAGTTCAACTCAAAAATAATCGCCACAGATACTAACTGTAATCGCTAGAGTTCGAAGCCATTGGCATGAAAGTGTATTCGTCAGAATTTCTTGGCAGATAACTCCCTGAACCAAGTGTTGGGATGAAAATTTCACCTTCTTTCGGCCGTATTCCAGTACTTCCAGATATAAACTCACCTGCTGGTGGGTCAAGCCCTGGTGGGGGTGCTTCAGGAAATTCAGGCGCGGAACCATATTCTTTCGTTTTAATAGCGACCTTGAGGTACCACTTAATTCCTCTGAAGTTGTATGGCAGACGGTCGACAACCTCTCCGTGCTCAGATTCACGGGTGAACTTGAGATCCATTTTTTCCAAACTTGCTATTGGATTAGCGAAGTGTCTATAGGGGATGGGCATATTGGAATAATTTTCAGTCATACCTGGACTCTGAAGAAAGAATTCCGCCAATTTCAAAAAGTTGTCAGAGTTCCTCCCCCTCGTGATACTTGTGTCAAGATCCTCACAACTCAGCAAAATGACATCCGAAACTACCAAATCGTAACGGTTCGGAAATTCGATGAACCACGTTGGGGTACCATCCCCCCCGTTTGCATCATACACTGATTCCAATGTTTTGCCATCTGGCAATCCAATTGGATAGTGACATGTCGTTCCATCAGTGATACTGAATGCTGAGTCCGTGGACAAAATCATGAATTTACCCTGGTTATCTATCTCCTGCATTGTTATATTCAGACCAAGATTCTCACCCAAAAGATTCACCATCTTACTCATGAGTTTGGGAGAGTAATTTTGACTCGGAAGTGTAATTTCTACCGTGTTTTCGTTCTGTAGGATACTCAAGATGTTTCTATCGTATTCGATAGTGTATTCAGACATCGGTACTCGCGCCTGTACAATCTCGACGCTTGTAACGTTTTTGAGAGGAGGTTCTATTTTTACTACCTTAGATGAATCTCTACCATTTATGGTCATCATATAGGTAAATTCCTTACCATTCTTTTCCAAACGATTGGTATCAAAATCAGCCATTGTGTATTTATATATACACGACATTTTAATCTTAAACTCTCTACGAGTTTTGATAATGAAAGAAGTATGCTGAATCGGTCGTTGTTATAGAAACGCTTGGCGTCAAACACATCTTGTATGTACTTAAGGACCTACGTCATTAATAAAATAAATACATGAGTAATGGACAAGAACGCAGCCGCGGAAACCGTTAAAAACATGAGCACCGGAGATTTACAGAGGATGTTCGCTTCGTTATCAAAAGGCTGTACATGTCTGGACTGCAAACAAAAATGAGGGAAAAAAAAGTTGGTAGTGAGAAACATGCTTTCCCAGGAAGATAAATTTAACAACAGTAAAGCACCCATAAAGCACTGGAACCACTCAGACTACAATAAACAATCGAACGGCTACTATGTCATACGTACTAAGAACAACGATGCAGACAACAATATGTCAAAGAGATTGGAACGCTTAGATAAAAAACTAAACAAAATTCTTATAAATCTAGACGTCCTTGTGAACTACCCAGAGGTTGCCCGCCTGCTTAGAATGGACTCGTTCCTCAACGGGGGTCTTGAACTGCTCAAGACGTACCATACTGGTACCAAAAGTCTAGCAGAACTAGAATGGCGCAATAGTCCTAACTTTTTTGGGGTAAACTACCCCTATGGTGTATCTGAAACAGGGTCTTTCCCTCTAGGGACAGATCGCTTTCTTCGCGCCCGCTCCCGGAAAATTTATCTTGGAATACGAAACTCTACACCCTTCGAAACTGACAAATTGATTGTCCACGAGTTATCCCACACCATATGCAATGACGTAGTGTACCGTGCCGTGCATTCGGATAATTTCAAGAAAGCCGAGATCTTAATGAAAACACTTTGGTATTCGAAGAATATAAAATCTTTGTAGAGAGTAATGGAAGAAGTGACCGAAGCCAACCCGAAACACAAGACAATTATAAAGGAGTTGGGGGATATGTTGACAGAAATGGGTCTCCCAAGTTTTAAATGGCCAGGTGGGCAACCAATTCATATGAATAATGAGAACGTTGTAGATGTCCTTTCAAAACAGCAAGTGAGATCGGCGAATGGCCGAATAGCCAGTAAATTCAGATACACTATGACTCTAAAGGAGGACGGAGTGCGTTATCTAATGTTTTCTGGACCTCTTCAGAGCCAACGACAAGGAGACAAATCAAAGGTATACAGACGACCTTACTTCTTAGGCCGCGATATGAAAATTTTCCAGTTGATAAGTCCCGATGTCCTTTTGGCATCGAGCGCGCGTATTGTATTGGATGGAGAAATTCTTAATTACCGAAGCGACCGTCTAAATCCAGTGAAGGTAAACTATTCAAAAGGAACTTCACAAAAAATTGAGCACGTTTTTTTCTCGATTTTTGATTGTCTGAAAAACGGTAAAACAGATCTAAACAGTCCATATATAGAGAGGTTCGCTTCTGCTGGTGAATCTTTAAAGTTACTCACATATATCCACAAAAACTCCCCCTTTACAATGTTTGTGCCCAAAAGGTTTGATATTTCAGTCATAGGTAAGATGGACCTGAGCAACGATGGTATATACAAAATGCTACAAACGCAAGTAGAAAACAATTTCCCCAAAATTAAACCATTCAAAGGTGACTACAGCTACAGACCAATACCCTACGACGGAATTATTTTCACACCTCTATACGAAAGATATGTATCGGGCCCCTGGAAATCGTGCAAAAATATTGTTTACAAGTGGAAACCCACACAAGAAGCGACAGTCGATCTTTGGGCAGTGCCGGGTAAGGATAAGAAGATAGACTACTTCACCAAAGGCGGCAATAAGCCTTTAGATTTTATCACTAAGGTACAATCATTCAGCAATGGTAAATGGACCACAAAGTCAAGCCCAGTATTGAACAGTAAAGACCAACCCTTTGAATTGAACGACGCCGCCATGGTAGAACTCATGTATCACCGTACATCAAAGAAAAAACAGTTTAAATTCAAAAACTTTCGAGACGACAAAAACGAGCAACTTTTGGCAAACAGTATCCAGACAGTCCAAAGAGTAATGAACGAAGCTGTCAAGATAGACTTTATTGGAAAATGGGTGAAGAATCAGAAGAACGTGCAACGTGAATTACTAAATCTCTTGGATGAAACAAAACTTAGGAGTTTCATTAGAAGCAAAGTGGGCTACATTTTACAGGACGATATCGGGAAACTGAGTAAGTCATTTGTAACAAAACCAAAGACATTTGTCAAGATTACTTTTCCCAACGATAACGCAAATGAAGTACTTAAATGTTTAGGTGCGATGTATGGTCAGACCGCGATGTATGTAACAGAGGGGTTAATAAGCACAGAAGGAGGTGAATATGACAAAATTCACGACCATTTATACGTCCCCATGCCACTTCCTTCCGACACAGAAACAATAACTTTGGCAGGAAGAGTCGGCATCGACGTGATCAAATATAATCCGCCATCTACAAACAAGGTTTTCAAGCCCGATTTTAGCTACATTAAAATTATTTTTGCTACTCCCTACTCTGAAATAACCATAAAAAAGACTCGGAATTTGAACGATCGAAAACAAAGCGTATCGCATGAAATTTACACCGAGTATAATACATCAAAAAGTTCAACAACCGCTCTAAAATTCATAAATGAATTCCTGCGTTTTATTGACGAACTAGAAGAGAAGCCTACGTTTTCCAAGAAAGCGAAGCCCACCGCTGCCAAGAAACCGAAGTCCACCGCTATCAAGAAACGTACCTTAAGTTCTGAAAAGATAGCAAAGCTCAAGGAGAAAATGGATAAAGCCACAAGCAATGTTGTGAAAAAACAATATCTCGAGATGATACACAACGCAAAGAAAAAGCAAAGGGCGAATAGAGCGAAGGAGTAAACGAAAATGTTTAAAGTGAAAAATCTAACTTCTAATACAACACCCAACTATGGATACTGTATTGGACTATCGCGGCTATGGCATCAAGTACGACGACCTGGGGATGAAACACCAGAGGAGGCATCTCAGCGCTCTCACTTTCGTGCCCCAGAGCGAAGGTGACTACGGTCAGAACGCACAAAGTGTGCGTTTGTTCCAACTCGGCAAAAACAGACTCTGGTTTCCCAAGTTTTACGGGCTCCGTGAGTTTGGCCCGCCCGCCCGAAATTTGGAAAGAGAGGGTGACGCCATTGACCTAGAGTTTAATGGGAAACTAAAAGAAGAGCAGGTCGGTGTGGCAGCAGACTCTCTGAAAACAATCCTGGACACTGGTGGGGGTGTCATGTGCCTCCCAACGGGTTTTGGTAAGACGGTGATTGCCATTCAACTCTGCTGTCAACTTGGTAAAAAGGTGCTCTGGATAACGAATCAATCGAACCTACTGGAGCAAACGAAAAAAAGTTTTGAAGCGTTTACGGGATGCGAAGTCGGTATGATCAAGCAGAACCGGGTGGATACGGAACAACCCGTCGTGATCGGGATGCTGCAGAGTATCTCCCAGAAAGTTTACCCAAAGGAGATTTTTGATCATTTTGGTGTAGTGATTTTTGACGAAGTACACAGGGTGCCAAGTTTCGTCTTCAGCAGAAGTCTGTTCAAGGTCGGTACCAAATACATGATAGGACTTTCCGCCACTCCAAAACGTAAGGATGGTCTTGACGCCGTTATAACGGAGGCCATAGGACCCATTATCGCGGAGGTCACCATTCAGCTGAAAATCCCCAACGTTATTAGGATCAAAGCCAAGTACGATGCCACAATGGTAGAACACAAGAACAGGATGGACAAAGCGAACATTCCCGCTATGGTGAATGACATATGTGCTTCTCGTTCGCGAAACCTGGTAATTGTGGACGCGATAGTTTCGGCCTATGACGAAGGGAGAACCATACTGGTGCTGTCGGAGAGGCGCAACCACGCTGTAGAACTTGGTGACCTGCTAGGGAAGAGAGGTAAGGAATACGGTCTCTACCTCGGTCAGATGAAACCCGCGGAGTTGGAAGTTTCCAACAACAAGAGGGTGATAATAGGGACGTATTCGATGTGCGGTACGGGCTATGACAACAAGTACCTGAACACCGTGTTGTTGGCTACGAGTAAAAGGGAGATAACTCAAATCGTTGGGCGTATTCTTGGCTTCCGCAGCAGTGGGGACATCAAGCCGTTGATCATTGACATCCAAGACACGTACGGTGTGTTCAAAAGCCAGAGTTACGCTCGCAACGCGTTCTACAAGAAGCAGAAGTTCGTGTTGGAGGGTAACGCCGAACCCGAACCGACAAAGAAGCCGTCTGTGGGGGTGCGAACCACCAGTTCTTTCAACAGGATGTATGAGATCCACGCCAAGCAGGGTTCCAGAATTAAAAATAAGTTATAAAATATATATTTTGTATTGTAAAGAACGATGTCTGCAACAGCAACAACAGGCGCAGACGCAGCACCGCAAGCAGCAAAAACAACGACAACAGGCACAGACGCAGCACCGCAAACAACGACAACAGACGCAGCACCGCAAGCAGCAAAAACAACGACAACAGGCACAGACGCAGCACCGCAAACAACGACAACAGACGCAGCATCGCAAGCAGCAAAAACAACGACAACAGGCACAGACGCAGCACCGCAAACAACGACAACAGACGCAGCATCGCAAACAGTAGCAGCAGAATCAAAAACAAGAGAAACAACGACAACGTCACAGTTCAACAAGGCATTACAAAATCTCATGGCTGAACTAGGAAATGGAGTGAATAATTTGTCCGCGAGCGAGATAGACATAATTAAGAATTCAACCCGATTTGAGAATATGCAAAAGAAATCTTGTGATAATGTTATTAAAAAGGCGGAGGGAATCGAGAGAGACAAACAAATTAATAATTCTAAAACAGAAATTGACAAGTTGAAGCAAGAAATTTCCAACCTCAAGGGGGACATCGAGTATAGAAAGAAAGGAGAGTCCGAACTTCGGGGTAAATTGACGAAATGTTCTCTTTCCAATCAAATCGACCCATATTCAGATATAGGGGACATGACGGCTAAGTTGAGAATGGCAGAACAGGCACTGAAACAAGCCAAAAACCAGAGTGGTTCGTCTGACCCGAGGCTGTATAGTAGCGGCTCACAGCCCGAGGGCATCCGGATTGTGTACTCGGGTGAAAATACGTATGTGACACAGCCCAAAAATGGGAAAACTCACATACTCAGTGGTAATGTTCCTTCTGGCTCTATAAATGTCGGAAGGTCTGGGGGAATAACGACTAGCAATGGACGAAGGGGGAGGAGTGTTTCCACTTCAGACCTTTCCGAACCGATTCGCTCCGAACTCCAACTCGGACCCAGTCGGTTCGGCAACAGCCGATTTCTCAACGGGAACCCATTTGTTGGCTTCCCAACAACACCAGTTATTACGAAAACTAATATTACAACACCACAAGAAACTGATATTACTACAGCAGAAAATAATGAGGCCCAGAAACACCACAGCGTGACCCTGGAAGCGATGAATGAGGTATTTGAAACGCACACACAACTGCAGGATTTAACAGATTATATGAATATGTCCGTTAAAATGTTGCGGACACGGGATTTACAGGATACCCCTCAGGAGAATGTGGCTAAAGAAAAAGAGAGACTGGTGCTTGTAGAGAACGCATTGGTAAATGTGACTAAATTGCTGGAAGACAAGACCAAGAAGGAGAGCCGGGCCGTGGATGCAGCGAGTGAGAAGCGCTCCTCCTCCTTCGGGCGCAACCGGCCTTTCACGCGAAAGACAGCGAAGAAAATGTGGAAGCTTTATGTAATCCCTAGAGATTCGATCACACGGTCAAAACTGGAACGACTAAAGAAACTTCTTTCGACGCGCCGTGATGAGTTGAATAGAAATATTACAAAACTCTTGAAAAAGAAGTCGAAAAAGCCGAAGAAGCCGAAGAAGCCGAAGAAGCCGCAGCCGAAGACTTCGAAGAAGGCGAAGAAGTCGAAGAAGCCCTAGGTTCTCTTGCCAAACGCTGCTTTCCAGTCGATCCCGAATTTCGTTTTCAACATAGCCAACCAGGCATCTACGCTTCTAGCCCTACCGGGTCCGTAGATTTCTTTGAATTTGAAAATCTCTGGTGGTACGTCTGAGGGTTTCTTGATGACTCCTAGAAATACGAGAGCCCTAAGTTTCGATACTTTGTTCCACTTGTTGTATTTTTCTGTATGGTCATCCCAGAATTTTGGTTCGCCAAGTCTCTCGTAGTAGTGGTCACATAAACAGTGTGTTGGATTAAATATTTTCCATCCAGATGTCCAGAGACGCATGGCGAGGAGGGGTTCTTCTCCCTGGAATAGGTATGGAAGGTATGGGTCGAAGGGTATATCCATTAGAAACTCCCAATTGGTAAAAATGAATCCTGCGCTTACAAAATTAGTTTCCTGCGGGTACGATATCTTTGGTTTGACTTCGCCTTTGCTTATCATTTCCCCCTTGGCGTTTATAGTGGCACTGGACGTAAGAACGGTGACAGAATTGAGGTCGGTGGTGGTCGTATCGGGTGGTGGATAGAATGTTATGATGTTCTTTCTGACACCTAGCATGTTTCTCATTTCTTTGAGAGAGGTGTCCCACCCCTGGATAAAATTCATGTGGGCATCTACCTGAAGGTAGAACTCTTCGCCATCCCATAGGTGACTGGAGAGATATCTCGCCCACGTTGGTCCCTTGGCTTGGTTATGAGTGAGCCTCATGATTTTGACTTGACATAGGCGATCTTTTGGGATCATTCCACAATCTGGGTCGTTACTGTCATTTTGCTGACAAATGCCTATAATGAGTTTGTGGGGTTTGTCTGCCATTTCGAAGAGATTTTTTACAGTTTGTAGACATCTCGTATCCCTGTAACTAGCGATGGCGACGAAGATGATCCCGCTCTTTAAGCGATTGTATTGGTATTTACGATTATAGCTGTCCTTAAAGTTTGTTTCCATTCTGTAAGTTTTACTAAGTTACTAAGTTTTTTAATACCGTATTTTTACCCTGGAGTAATTGAATCAGACCCACCAGTTCAACCGTATGTAGAATCAGGAAAAGGATTATTATTATCAGTGGAATCAGCCAGAGGGCGTAGAGTTCCTTCATTACAGTGCTAATAATGCCCCTTACGAATGAGCCAGTCCCCAAGTCAACAATTGCGTCCTGTTTGTAGTCTACCAAACTTTCGTCTGTCTGTTTTTTCATGAGTTCTTTAAGTTTATCCATTTAAGATTAAATAATATTTTTATCATACTGGAAGAAACGTTTTAGATGAATGTGACAAAGCTAGATGATTTCTACGACAACAAACCGCAGATTGCACAACTGAAAGAACTTATTCGTTCGGAGAGAACGGTCTCATGTTTGATATATGGTGAAACCGGATGTGGCAAAAGTACCATGTTGAGGCTTTTGCAGGAGGAATTCCAAAGTACAAGATACGCTGTAGTATGCGACGGTCAGTCCATGAGTAAAATCGAGGATATTAAAAATGGTTTGGATACACCATACACAGTCGAAGATTATTTCAAAGGTTGTGTTTCAAAAAGACCAGTAATGTATGTAGACAATGTGGATTCATGGGGGTTTTCGAAGGGATTTTTCAAAAAGCCGCACGTTCTCGTTATTGCAACAACAGATTTGGAGTGTTTCAGGCAACAGAAGGATCGCTTTTCGGTAGTCATCAAACTAGATAAACCATCGTTTCGTAACTTCAGTTCGTTTTTGAATGGCGTTATGGACCAAAAAAACAAAAGCAAAGAGACCAGAGAAATCTGTGCAAACCATTCTAGTGATATAAGGGGTCTATTGCAGCAAATGAGTCTTGATGGAGAAGTGACTGTAGATAAAAGTGAGAGAGGGATGCTGAGGGATCCATCGTTAGACACCATTTCGTGTTTGGAAAAAGTGCTTAGTATTTATAAATCTACTGGTAAATTCAATAGTGTTTGTTGTAATATGGTGGAGTCTGACAAATATAACAGTTTGTTTTTACTCTACGAAAACTATTTGAGTTGGATACCCAAAGATGACACGTTCGTAGAGATTCCTGATATATTCAGTAGTTTTGACATCCAAGGCATAGATTACAGCAGTGACGACTTTCTAACGCATGGTACAACTCTATCTGCTTTGGCAAAATGTTCGAAAATTTCCAGAAAATACAGACCAAGCAAATTGATAAGTAGAAAAAATCAGACCGTCATAAATTCAAACAGATTCAATGTGGCACGTAGAAAGTATTTACCAAGTGGATGTAAAACAGATCTTTACTATATAGCTAGGATATATGGCGACACGGACAAAAATTTAATTTGGATAAATAAGATGTACAAGTGATTAAAGTTTGTAAACTTTATAGTTTATTATACGCGTAATATAAATAATCTATGAAGCTTGTCTACTATCTCTACATTATGGAGAGACTCGGTGAACAGAATCTGATTCTACAAGATATTTTGAAGAAGCAAGATGAAGCCATCCAAAAACGACTGGGTGACCTGCAAAAGAAAGACTAAACCTTCGGTTTCTTCTTGGCTTTGGGTTTGGCTTTGGGCTTAGCCTTGGGCTTAGCCTTGGGCTTGGCTTTGGGCTTAGTCTTGGGCTTGGCTTTGGGCTTGGCTTTGGGCTTAGGCTTGGACTTGGCTTTGGGTTTCGCATTTAAGCCAAAAGAAGACACTAAGTACTTTTCCATAGCGGTTGATAGAAAGGTGTTCATTTTATTTTGTTGTTGCTTCAACCCATCCTTGTCGGCATTCTTGCGCTCGTCGAATTTCCTCTTCTCTTTTTGTTCGAAATTGTCCAGTTCATCTTTATAGAGCGCGGCCGTCGCGCCGGAACCTTCAGACCACTCTGCTAGAGTTTGGCTTTTTTCAAAATCGAGGAAAGGTCCTTTCGTTACAAAAGGACAATGCGATGGAGTTAGGCCACCTACAATCTGAAAACTGGAATTACACTGGAAGAACATGGTTCTCCAGTAACAGAAATGGTTCCGACTACAAACCCACCATTTAACGATTTCCCTTTGTTGTACTATATCAGTAGCCTGCTCATCACGAATTGCATCTTCCTCGAATTTCCTATAGGCCGCTGAACTTTTAAAATTCCCGAACCAATTAACCCAGAACTGATTCATTTTTTTATGTGTGACCGATGCATCGCGGTCCCAAGCCTTTGTAACCGTCTCACCTTTACGGTTATCGCTATGAATCCACGCAAATAGGTCTGAAACATTCAAATTTTCTTTGACCGCATCGGGTGATTTACAGTGCCTGGACAGAAGGTCACGCACTTTAGTCTTGTGGGCCACATCGGAGCCTTTGAAAGAGGCACCGAATGCGAATTGAAACAGGCTGAGTTGTTGACCCTCCGTGAAATCTCTGTTACACAAGTTTGTGAACGCTCGTGATTCCTGGAATAGTTCAGACATTTAATATTAGATATTATAATAATTTCTATAATTAAATGTCACGGGAAGCGAATATAGCTTTCAACAAACATCTTATATTGAAGCGTGTAGAGGAGATACAAAAAGGCATTCCAAAATATGATCCCAGAGAAGATCTTCTGCGCTGCATTCGAAAAAAGTATTTTAATGAACCGCAGTTTTTGAGTTATACTCCCGAGGAAAGGGACGATCACTGGAATGGTGTATTTGCCGATACTCGTAAGGCGGAGGTCCAGAGGTGCGAAAATGTTAAATGTGTGACCAATACTAAGGGTGTAGCTACAGATTTCAGATGGCTGGGAAACGAGAATGTCTTCGTTTGCAATGTGTGTGGAGTAGAACAGAAACGACTCGTACAAATACACCGCGCAAATTTGTATGGCCTGGATTTCATGCGTCCAGACGAATTGGGTGGCACTTGGGGAGCGAGTCATAATCAAATGATTAACGTTGCTGGTAACGATCAACAGTTAACTGATCTTGCTATACAGGCAAACAATGCTCTCAAAGCCGCCAAGAGACAACGAGATGCTTTGAAGGAGGGAGGTGGGAAAAAGATGACGGAGAATGAGAAGGCGATGGAGAGGCAAAAGTTTCTACTTGACGAAGTAGAAGATTGTTTGAGCAGAGGAAAGTTCATCCGCCCAGATGATCTTCGTAACGGGGTTGTGATCACTTTTTTAGACCTGATTGAGAGTACGGGTCATAATACAATAGGTCTCCCTAAGAAGGGATTGTTGGCTGTCATAACCTCGTATTATGCATTAGCAAACGGCCATCTTTTATCTGAACTACACGACAAAGACTTACATAGGATGTTCGGATGCGAGAAAACGCATTTGTTAAACGCTCGTAAACTTCTGAATACTCACAGCGACACTGTTGAAAAAATTCGTGTCATATTACCGCGGCAGGAAAAAAACACTGTAGATATATTTATTGATGCTAAAAGGTGTGATCATCCAAATGACATGAACAATATATTGACATACGTGAAAGACATGTGGAACCTTCCTTCTGACTCTGTCAAACTTATAACCATATCATATTACTATATGTATAAACACCCAGTTGAGGGCCTCAAAAAATACGGTAAGAACAATCGTAAACCATCTGTTGACTCTCTTACTAAACTTTTCAAAAGAGACGGTAAATTCATTTTAAAAGCCAAGGACCTACAGAAAAAATTGAAAGACTTCGGAAAAGCATACGTCTAACGAGCATTGGGAAAGTAAGCCTTGGCCAGGGTCTCTCCGAATTTTATGCTTGCATTATATTGTGTGAGACCACTCTCCTTCTCTTTGATAATATTTTGTATAGCAAGAAGTTTGGAAAGCGCTTCTGAGTCTGAGACGGCCGTATTGTAAATTTTCGGATGCTTCGTTCTGAACGCTTCGAATTCTGACTCCTGGAACTCACCTCTGCTGATCGAAGCCCTTATCTCCCCGACAATTGCGATAATTTGCTTCATTTCATCCGAAGTCAACATTATTAATAGATGCTTTAAAAAAAGAGACTTTTAATTTTAAACCATTTTCATTATTCCGAAAAATATTTAAAGATAAAAAAGTATTTATAATATATGACCTTATACTGATTAGTAACATTTTATTAAATAGCAACACACGAATATGACTGATCCCGAGTATGTCCGAATGTTATTTAATGAAATGGAGAAAGCATCTAAAATAAACAAGTCTTTGAAAGAGGTTGAGGTTTTCAAGTGTGTTTGTGGGAAAACTTCGAAGGAAGGAGTAAAACTAGATGATGGAATGAAAACTATAATCTGTGACGATTGTGGGCATGTCTTCAGTGAAGACAACAGGGTTGAGCAGGATTGGAATATATATACCGATACATTTGGTTGCAAGAAGACTTCCAATATTCGTTGTTCATCATCTATTGATCCTAATAATCCGTATGACAAGGGACTTCCACCGCAGTTCCCGAAAGGTTTTACCCGAACATTTGTCACTAAGAATGGCCAGACCATGAAATATGACATGACGAAACTTAATGTGCGCTATATACCGCACAAGCAAAAAGCGTTTTACCAGACGACAACTCTATTCAAGCAGGCATGCATACACCTGGGGGAAAAGTATTTGTCGGAAGCTCTGGATATATGGTATTGTATAACACTGCAGGATATAGTCACGCGGGCGGCAGTGAGAATGGGGCTTATAGCAAATTGTATGAAGTACAGTTGTGCCTTGAATGGGTTTCCGCGTGACAATATTGAAATAGCGAGGGCCTTCAATATAGATCCGAAGATTGTGACGAAGGGGCACAAGCATTTTAAGGATATTATCACTGGTACTGCAAAAGAATATATCTTAAACCACGAACTTGAAGAGGATTCCAAATTTGGTAGGCATTGTAACAACCTGGGTCTGCCCTTCAAAGTTGAGAAGAGGTGCAAAGAATTGTATAATAAGCATGATGACGAATTGAGTTCTATAGCTCCAAAGTCCAGGGTGGCTGGTATAATCGCATGGGTGGTTGTTATGGAACTGAAGTTGAAGACACCAAGTAAAGGCGACATTTGCAAAGCCGTAGATGTATGTGGTCCAACCTTACAACGAGTCACTAAAATTCTCAAGGCGGTAGAGACCGGAAAATAATAAAATTGATAAATAACAATAACCCAACCAATGCAGAAATCCATGAGCACGCATTTTCGCTCGACTTACGAAACGACGAACATAACTATAGATTCGAAAGACGCTTTCACTTCTACAATTGGCGACGAAGAGTGTAGTTTCGTGTGTAAATTGAGTGAACCGATAAATCTTACAGAGACGACAGAAGTTTATCTTAACAGTATTCATATAGGTGGTTACAAAATTAATGAAAATATAAACGCTAGGTTCGATGATGATAATTCAAAAGACATGATTCGATATTTTAGCGTGGATATCCCAGAATTCCAGATTCGCCAATCGGCAGGTCAATACAACAGCGACGGGAAAGTCCATAGCACCGAAATGCATCATCGTTTCAACATAGCACTCGAAACGAACAATGTAAGTAAGATAGAAGGCGTTCTTCAGCCCATAGATTACAGACCATTTGTTTTAGGCCATCTAGGGAAAACCTCAGTTTTCGTTTCAGAAATTAAAGCATGTACCATCACTCAACTACACGTCAATATAAGAGACCAGGACGGAAACTCAATATTCAAGAGTCTCGTTGGTGATGGACACGCCGTAGATGCCAACCCTCCGTCAAAAAGTCGGAGAATAATAATGCAGTTTCTGTTAATAACTCAATAACACTCTGACCCTTGGTAAAGTCTTCGGTACAGATGGGAAACTGGGTGATGATAGTTGGTTCGTTTTTGCTCTGCTTGTTCCAAATCAAACTCGCTACTCATTTTTTAATATTCATTTAAAGTGAAATAACAATATAATTCAAAGAAGAATAAAAACCCAAATATGAAGGTTCTTACTAGAAGTGGTGTATGCGAGACAATGGAGTTTGATAAGATTTCGGAAAGAATCGCGCATTTTTCGAGTGATCTGGGTACCATAGATCCAATTGATATAACTCGGGAGGTCGTTCATCGAATTTATGACGGAATAGAAACCCGGGACTTAGACGAACTATCTGTCGACATCTGTCTTCAAAAATCTCTAATCCACCAGGACTATTCAACGCTTGCTAACAGAATAGCAATAGATTCACACCATAAAGATACAAACAGTAGTTTTTCCCAAGTGGTAAAAGAACTCTACAGCAATAGGGATACCAATGGAGATATTTCACCATTGGTAAGTGATGAGTTATTTGAACTTGTCAGTAACAATTCTGAGAATTATGACAATCTCGTTTGTCACGAGAGAGATTTTCTTCTGGACTGTTTTGGATTCAAAACGCTTCAGAGGTCCTATCTTCTCAAGGTCGGCGACAAAGTTATCGAACGTCCTCAGTACATGTTTCTCCGGGTTTCTATTGGAATCCACGGCAGCGATTGGAAAGGCACCGTAGAGACATACAATCTCATGTCGCAGAAGTATTTCATTCATGCTACGCCAACGTTGTTTAACTCTGGAACTAGATTCCCCCAGCTCAGTAGTTGTTTTCTCTTAGGCATGGAAGATTCAGTGAAGGGTATGTACAAGTGTCTTTCGGACAGTGCGATTATAAGTAAATATGCCGGTGGTATTGGGATTCATGCGCACGAGGTGCGTTCCAAGGGTGCGTACATCCGCTCTACTGGCGGTACAACTGCTGGACTGGTGCCCCTTCTCCGTACATTTAATTCGACGTGCAGACATATCAACCAAGGCGGTAAGCGTAACGGGAGCTTTGCGATATACATAGAGCCGCATCACCCTGATATTTTCGAGTTTTTAGATGCGAAGAAGCCACACGGTAACGAAGAAGCCAGAGCCCGAGATTTGTTCTACGGGTTGTGGATTTCTGATCTTTTTATGGAACGAGTGAAGAGCCAAGAAACTTGGTCCTTATTCGATTCGGACCGGTGTCCTGGTCTTTCGGATTGCTATGGCAAAGAATATGTAGAACTGTACAATCGCTACGAATCGGAAGGAAAGTATAGCAAGCAGGTCCCAGCCAGAGATGTATGGAAGGCTATTCTTCACTCCCAGGGAGAAACAGGTGGTCCATACATGCTATACAAAGATTCGGTCAACCACAAGACCAATCAGAAGAACATCGGGGTCATAAAATCAAGCAACCTGTGCTGTGAAATTCTAGAGTACTCGGATAGCAAAGAGTACGCCGTATGCAACCTTGCGAGTATTTCTCTTCCAATGTTTGTGGAAACACAAGTCTTCGACTACAAGAAACTCCGTGAGGTGGTTTCCGTAATGACCAGGAATCTCAATAAAGTCATTGACCGGACATTCTATCCACTTCCGGAAACGAAAGTCAGCAATTTGCGCCACCGCCCAATTGGTTTGGGAGTTCAGGGTCTTGCTGATGTTTTCGTTAAAATGGGGCTTACATTCGAAAGCCAGGAAGCACAGGACCTGAACACGCGTATCTTCGAGAACATATATTATGCAGCCGTAAAGACGAGCGTTGAGATAGCGGAGGAACTAGGTCCGTATGAGACTTTCAAGGGAAGCCCGACTAGCGAAGGCAAATTTCAGTTTGACCTCTGGGGGGTTTCGCCAGTGTGTGATGATTTGGATTGGGAAAGTCTTCGGACTCGAATGATCACGTTTGGGCTGCGTAACAGTTTGCTTGTGGCTCCAATGCCAACTGCAAGCACAAGTCAAATTCTTGGGAACAATGAATGTATTGAGCCCTTCACCAGCAATTTGTACCTTCGTCGGACTTTGGCCGGAGAGTTTATCGTAATCAACAAACATCTTGTCAGCATGCTGACCGATATGGGAATTTGGTCTCAAGATATAAAAGATAAACTGATGTTTTTCAAAGGTTCTGTACAACACATATCGGAAATTCCGCAGCATATCAAGGATTTGTTCAAAACGGCTTGGGAAATAAAGCAGAAGACCATAATCGATCTTGCAGTGAGTCGCGGTCCCTATGTTTGCCAGAGTCAAAGTATGAACGTGTTTTTTGAAAACCCAACTTCAAACCAGTTGTCCAGTATGCATTTTTACGGTTGGAAAAAGGGTCTAAAAACGGGAAGCTACTACGTTCGCAGCAAACCTGCATCTGCCAGTCAGAATTTTACTCTGGCGCCTCAGACAGAAGAAAGACTGCGCAAGGAACTCAAAGATCAAGAAAAGGGTGAGTGCTTAACGTGCTCCGCCTAATTAAAATATAAAAGCCTAAATATTAAAACATTATTTATTTATTATTAATAAATAATGTCTATTATTGAATAAATAATGTCCATTCGAGTGTGGGTAAATGGCGCGCGTGGGACGAACTAGCAGTATACTTGCGTCCACGGTGTTGGATTTAAATAATGGTAGTAGCCAAAGACTATTATGGAGCCGTGTGTAGAAAGGGCATTGATGGAGAGGTATATCGGAGCCAAATTCAACTGGCAAGGGAGTAATTATATAGTAATTTCATCGGACCCAACGGGTCGAAGTTTTATAGTACAGTGCCAAATGCTATGTACGGAAAACCCGGTTGTTCTAAAATGGGATAAATTCTCCCAAGATGTCATAAATGTATGGTAGTTCGAAAATTTGTTTAAATGCATCTACTACATAGAGTGTGACTTGACGGCCCCTACATTCATAATTAGGCTCTTGAAGAGCTTGTCAATAAAATTTAATACTCGACTCGCAATATTGGAGGGGTCTGACTCTTCGCATATATCATCATCATTGTATATAGCGAAAGAGTCCTTCTCACATGAAATATAGTGATCGGTGAAGTTGCAGCAACTACTCGTAAGTTGTGGAACTTGCGGGACACAGCACGTACTTATCCGTACGAAATCAAGCAATTGAGACATGTTCAATTCTATATGATGTTTCTCCATATGCTTCGTTACAGCCAAAAAACCAGAAGTCATCGCTCCGCCCCACAAATTCAATTTTATCGTACCGGATTTGATGGTTTGGCTGTACCCCGCATCGCGGCACCCACTGAGCATAAATATAGTTGGATCAATGGTCGCAACTAGTTCCCCCTCGTGGTCGGAATTACAATTAAAATCCAGATCCAGAGAACTTCCGCTATGACAAGCGTCTATTAGACAGAACATTCGAGTCGTGCTTGGCAGTTTAGAGAACTGACTCTTTAGGTAGTCATCCGTGATGAGTTTCAGGTCTGTCGAAACCAAACATTCATCCTTGAGGTCTGTTTCGTCTTTGTCTAGTACCTTCGACCCGTGTCCCGAATACTGAAAAAAAACATCCACCGGTTCGTCTTCGGCATTCACATAGTTTACCAGTTTTTCTATTTCCTCAATAACAGTAACGTATTTAGGATCGTTCAACACAACCATGCGATTGTCTGGACCTTCAGCATACCCCCTCTCCATCAAGAAATCTCGAATGTCACTTATATCTTTGTCACATCCTTTTAGTTCATGTTTGGTACCAGTGTAGTTACAACCAATGAGTAGAGCGTAAGTGGCCATTTTGTTGTTCTTGTTACCTTCTAAGTTTTAAATAGTTTTTAACTACAATAAAAATATCTTTGTAGTCTAGTAAAAGATGTTTGTAGGTCTTGTAGGTTCTATAGTTCTGATGCTCTATTTCATCCATGACAAAGAATGGAGAGATTGGTGGGAAGAAATGACTGGAATGGCAATTGACCCGGAATTATTCAGAGGATGGAGGTTTTTCGAAAACTTTACTAACCAGAAGAATGCAACGAATATGGCAATATTGTTCCTACTCAGTTTTATTGTGGTACAGGTATTCATACTACCTCTTGTTCCTCTCCAGCCACCGAGTGCGTCCATTTGGTTCGGCAAGATGACATGGTCGTATCCGTGGGAAGTCCTAATTTCTCTGAAAAACTTTATGCTCTTTACGTTGTTTCCTTTAGCCTTTTACAGGAACTTCGAATCCTTCATCACCGACAATTTTCACGACGAACCCACAAAGGGGTTCAAGAAATACTTGCGCACCGCTGGAATAACAATGGGTTTCTTCGCCGTTCTGGTAATGCAGAAGGCTTTTTACAATATGTTTGCGATGCTTCTAGCACTTATAGCCACAGTCCTCATGTTTACACTACCCGAGGCTAAGACTTTCGTTAAATCAGCACTACAGCTGCCACAAAACGCGGATTTTGGAAAAACGGCATACTTTTCAAATTGGGAAACGTTTTTGACTATCAATATAGCATACACTATAATGTATCTTATCGCTCTAGCTGTAGTAGTCACGCTGCCTGGACTGAACATTATAAACAATAAAGTACAGAGTATGATATCAACACCGACTACGGAGTTTTTCGTAAATATATTCATCGTGTGTGCGTATTTTTTTATCCCAATGCTCGTCGCCAAAGCGTTTTCAAAAACTTACAACGATGGTCTTGAAAAACTAGCGACCGAGAAGGGAGTAGACACAACATCACAGAGCTACAAGACGGTGCGTGAGAAAAATAAATTACAGGGGTACGTTCTTGGTTATATAATAGGGACATTGGTGATTCGATTTTCAACCCTAATGGTCCCCATACCAGCGCGGAACGCGATTCACAAGGTTTTGACTAAAATAGGCAAACTAGGGAAGAAGAAGAGGGGTATGAGACCAGGTATGGGACCTTCGATGGGAAAAATACCGTTTCGAAAATAAATAAATAAGATTTAAAAAAAAAACTCTATTAATATTAAATAAGAAGTATGTCGGAAATTGAACCAATTTTGAGCGATTCGAGCAAACGGTTCACAACGTACCCTATTGAGTACCCCGACCTATGGGATCTCTACAAAAAGGCCGAAGCCTCGTTTTGGACAGCTGGTGAAATTGATTTCTCTTCAGACATTGACGACTGGGAAAAACTTGCCGAACCAGAAAAGAATTTTATTTTACACATTCTTGCTTTTTTTGCAGGCAGCGACGGAGTTGTTCTAGAAAACCTCCTTGGTAATTTCATGACCGAAGTGAAAATCAGCGAGGCTCGTAGTTTCTATGCTCTCCAGGGAGCAATAGAAAGCATCCATGGGGAAGTGTATAGTTTGCTGATAGACACCTACTGTAAGGACCCCGACACTAAAAACAAATTATTTACCGCTATCGAAAGCATTCCGTGTGTTGCCAAAAAGACAAACTGGGCGTTGAAATGGATGGACCCAAAAACCAAAACTTTTAGTCATAGATTGATTGCCTTCGCCGTAGTCGAGGGAATCTTTTTTAGTGGCTCATTTTGCGCAATATTTTGGTTCAAGACTCGTAATTTACTGAATAAGACACTGGGTACGAGCAACGAACTTATCGCACGCGACGAAAGCATGCATACTGAATTTGCTATCGCTCTCTACTCCCACCTGGAGTACACCAAACTTTCGGAGGAGGAACTCCACTGTATAGTTTCGGAAGCAGTTGAGATAGAGTGCGAATTCATTAATGAGAGTATCTCATGCGACCTCATTGGGATGAACACCGGGCTTATGAAACAGTACATACAGTTTGTGGCTGACCGACTTCTGGAACAATTGGGAGTCAATCGTTTATACAAAACCGGGAACCCATTCCCGTTTATGGATACTATCGGTCTAGAAGGGAAGACGAATTTTTTTGAGAAAAGAGTAACCGAGTATAGAAAAGCGAGTAGTGGTAATTTGGCTGCGTGTGATGAGTTGGAGTTTTCAGACGATTTTTAAATTTGCAATATATTTGAGCTTAGGGTTGGTCACAGAGGAAGTAAACGTGAAAAATGAGTGTAATCTCAAATGAAGATCTTGATGCTCTGATTCTTAAACTCTCATGTCTCGGTAACCTGAACACTCATGCAGTAGCAGAATGTATGAAGAAACATCTCCCCCCAAAACTCAAGGACAAATACCTGGGTTCCGATGATGGGGACACGTATTGTAATTGTAATAGAGCCGTTCCTAACAAAGACACACCAAGTCTGATAGATTGGTGCCGCATAAAGGATATTAAAAGAATATATTACTGGAGTCACAACGACGGTGTGGTCCGTAGAGAAGTACGGTCCGTCGGAAAATGTACCAGAGACGAGATACATTCGGAGTTGCTCCGCTTCGATATAGAGGGACCCATAGACCCAAATAATGAAGAAAAGTATAATGAGCAGTTAAAAAAGGATTTGGTGGCAGAATGCGAGGATAGAGACATCGTCGGATTGAGAAGATGGAAAAAAAGCGACTTTGTCAGTGCTCTCGTTGAGGACGACCAGATACCAGAATACGTGGAAAAGACCTGGAGTCTTAATCTTGCTACATTACAAAGCGAATGTACCAAGCTTAAAATTACTGTCGCTGGTCATCAGAAAAGAGACTTTGTACATGCCCTACTGAAAGCCAAGTGAGCCGCACATAGCACACATTTTTTGCCATTTTCAATAGACCTTAGGTTCTTAAGGCATATTTAGCAGAAAAGAACTACTACTACTACTGCGAACTACTACTACTACTACTCCACAATGAACCCTACGAAGCAGATTGAACTCTTGAAGGCTGAGAACGACAAGCTTCGCGCCGCACTGGGGAATACTCTGATCAACCAGATGCTGGGGAAGTCGGGAACTCAAACTCTAACGACCCAAGCAGCTGACTCTTCGGATTCGGATTCGGACTCTTCGGACTACACCAACGCAGCTGACTCTAACGGAGACAAGGAGTACTTCACCAGTGGTTCTAACGGAGAAACCTACTCGGTTCTGAACCATCCCGGCGGAAAATGGGAATGCAACTGCGCCCATTTCTACTACCGTATCGGTAAGCCAGTCTCTGGAAACTACTGCAAGCACATCAAGAAAGTGATTGCTGCTCAGTAAAAGAAAAACAAACAAAACAAAAACAAACAACCCCACTTCGGTGGGTATAAAAACACGTATTGAACGTAATTAAAAGAATATGTCTTACAAATAGAAATGAAATCAATTTATACAAAATGATTATTATCGGTCCTCAGTTAAAAACGGGAATAGGTCAACATGCTATGAAATACTCAAAGCTTTTTGGGTCCGAAGGTACTTACCACGAAATTGGGCATGAATTACCAGAAACGGACACGGGTCTAATTTTCGTGATTCCGACCACGGAACAGATCGAATATATCAAGTATGCGAAATCGAGGGTTAAAAAATTAGCTTGTATGACAGTTTGCGAAACTGAGACAGTGCATGAGAACTATGGACTTATCGCCAAAGAATTTCGAAAAATAGCAGTGCCGAGTGAATTTTGCAAGAAGGTTTTGTCTAGACAGTTTCCTCAAAATGAGTTTAATGTTATTCATGCGTATATTCCATTGCCTCCTGAAAAACCCTACACATTTTATCATATAGGAAACGTCATGGATCCACGAAAGAAGTTTAGACACATTCTTCGCGCTTTTACAGAATTGAATGAACCAAGCGCACGACTCGTTGTGAAAGCAACATGTCAACAAGAAGTGCGCATCCAGATCCCAGGTGTCGAAGTGATAAATGAAATGTTATCTGACGAAGAGATGGATAATCTCCACAACACATGCGATTGTTACGTAAACTTTTCAAATTCCGAAGGTGTCGGTATGGGAGCTGTGGAAGCAGCAATACGGGGTAAACCTGTGATTATAACGAATTACGGAGGGGCACCCGAATATATAAAAACACCGTACACCATTGAATGTGGTCTTCGCCAGCTAGAAAAGGACGATTTCCTCTTCAAAAAGGGAATGGAGTGGGGTGAGCCAAACTTTGACCAACTCCTTGAGTTCATGAGACATGCTTACGAGAATCGCATTCGGAATATGGATCATGAGCACACAGAAGCCATGGTTTCCAAACAAAATGTTTTAAGGGAATTTATCCTGCACGCATAAGCGCGTTCAAAACCCGTCTAAATTGTCTTGTGTATAAGCAGCATACCTCGGGTATGTGCCTCGCGTTGCGGGTCTGCCTTAGCTCAGTTGGTAGAGCGACAGACTGTTAATCTGTAGGTCAGTGGTTCGAGCCCACTAGGTAGAGAGAGTGCCACCATAGCTCAGTTGGTAGAGCATGCGCTTAGTAAGCGTAAGGTCCATGGTTCGATCCCGTGTTGTGGCTTAGCTTGAAACGATTCCCTTCGGTGAAGGATGTCGTTTTGAACTACTTGTTTAAGAAACTACGGGGCAGCCAAGACATTTTCTACTATAGTCGTCCTTTTAAAATAGTACCAATCTCTTTAAAAAGTGGTGGTTTACACTCCCAGAGTGGACCCCAGTTGCCAAGATTGGTCCCGAATTTGGTTCGATTTTGACTAAATAGTGCCGGTTTCGTAGAAAAACCATTGAGATTGTTAGAATCAATCATTTTGGCCACCATTATGTCGCTGGCCTCATTGTGCATTGGAAGTGTACCCTCGATTAGTTTCTTCGCCCCACTACGAGAGACGATGTAAGAATGTCTACATAACGCATTTGGTGTCTTGTAAATCAACTTTCCAAATGCTCTTTCTTTAGTACAATCGGCCCAGCATCTTCCCATATTGAGATATTCCCATTTTGTTCGAAGCTCCTCCAATTCCGCGAAGACTCTAGCGAATATATCCTCTAGGTCTTCCTGATTATTGGGGGACATCATATCATCTTCAAATATGAGTGCGTATTCTTTCCCATTCGCCAAAAAATCCCGAAGCACTTGGATGTGACTCACATGACAAGCGATTTCACCGGGTTTTAGCGCACTATCCTCCGTTATGTAACCCGCGTCGACTAGTTTACCCCTTTCTTCAGGAATTCTACTTTTCAGGAAGGCATTGTAGATATGGGGCTTAATGCCTAAGTCAGCGAGCGTCTGCTTAATGTACTCGAGTCTTTCGGGTAATGCAATTACATATGTCTCCATGTCATATTTTTTCACCCAATCCGTGTTGTAATTATAGACAAACGTATCGTCGATTGGCGGAAGGAAAGCTGTAAACCCCCTCCTTCGACGACGTGAAGCCAACATTAATACAAATATAATCAGTATTACAAATACTAACAACATTGTTATGTATGTAGTATATATAAAAATTACGAAGTTCACAACAACGTTGAGGCATACAACCGTAAGCCCATATTTGGGACCAACACGCAGTCGACCTGGTGCGCTCTTGGGGCAGCAGCGCAGCTGTGGATGTCTCCAGCGTCAGAGCTTCCCTCAGCGTCTTCAAATGTGGTTTGGTGTTGTGCGGTACTCCTTAGTCCGCGTCGAATAAGCCCTCCATTACTTCTTGTCTCAACTTGACCAAATACTTCGACAAAATCGCACGGAACTCCGACAAACTCGGGCGTAATTTGGGATCGAATGTGAAAATGCTCTGCAGCGTCTGCACGTCGCGTCTGCCCATCAATAGGAGGTTCGCAACTATAGCTTGGGCGCAGCTTTCTAATACCCTCATGCCGTGCTTACTCTCCATATGCCAGTCGCGGTTTCCCACATTGGACCACTCGAGTGAATCGAGGAGCTTGGGCTCGATGAAGCTTATGAGAATAACCCCCACGCCCCATGAGTTGTACTCCTTCTTGCAGGGGACCTCGGCGAAGCTTATGGTGCCCTCGGAGCCCCACAACTCGGGTGCAGGGTAAGTTGCCGATTCTTCGCGTGCGAATATCGTCTCTTCCGCGCCGTTGTGGCACGCGCCGTCCAGGTCGCCGAGTTTCGCGACAATCTCGTTCTTGAACAAACCTACAGGCTTTTTCGTGTACAGAACGTTCCGGGGCTTCATGTCGGTGTAAGCCTTCGCATTATTCTCGAGGATGACAAGTGCTTTACAGATGTTCATTATGCATTTCACCTTGATAATCATATCGGGTTCTAGTGTCGTCTGGGAAAATCTCAGCCCCGTAGTCCTATTCTCCTGCATCTCCTCGCGAATGCTGTACAGATCGCCGACCGCTGTCTCCATCAGCACGTACTTCTGAGATGTCCGTTTATCTCCATCCAAGCATGCTTGCTCAATGATGCACTCACAGTGGGTGTTGTTCGTCAGGACACCTGTATCGAAACAGACAGATTCAGCGCGCATAATTTTGAGAGCGATATTTGCTCCATCGGTGCCTCTGTATTCCAACACTATCCCATAACCCCCCTTGCCGAGAAACTTCGTGAGCTCCAAATCACCAGCCCCGTACATCAGTTTCGTGGGGTAATAGTACTTTTCGTCTTCTGTGACCTGCCAATCGTTGCGGCCGAAGGGGGGCAGTGAAATGTTTTTGAAATCTATTTTGGTGGGCGCGGGGCGTTGGTGTTCGAGATCGGCGCGGAAGGCTACACCGAAACGCTTCAGAAATGCGCCCAGATCTCTCTGTGTGATCGACCCAGCGAGGACCACATCGGAGGCTTTCTTGACGAGGAGGCGGGCTGATCGCGATAGGTCCTCGGCAATCGGTCTGATGGAGGCTGCGGGAGATAGTAGTGCCGCCGAAGCGTACGGCACCAAGTCAACGTCCTGTGACGGTCCACTTGGTCCCCAGAGGACAACCGTCAGGTCGGTCTTCGAGAATTCACAGTGGAGGTAGAACTCCTGGATGCCCGCGTTTAGTGAGGCAAGTGCCTTCGCAACACCTTTTTTCACACCGAACATGGACATTCCCAATTGATCATGTCCAATATTTAAATAGTACTTAATTTAAATTTTACCAGACGGAAAATATTGAAAACAATATAGTTAAGTAATTAAACAGCTTTTAATACAAATGGCTACTTCTAATGTTAACAACACTTCAATCACGCATCACTCTCCTATATGTCATAATGGAGACATTCCCGAGGCATACAAAAAAGATTTCGATAATGTAAAATTGTGTTTATCTGTAGACGGTCGTTCTCCACAGTATTTGTTCGGTGGATTTCGTTATCCCATGGATAAAAACAAACTTATGGTTCTGGCGAATCCGTTGGATTACTTTGCTCCTGGGTACAAAGGATGTTCGCCGTTCTGCCGCCTCTCGTGTGAGAAACGTGTCAAAGATCTTATTTCTAACGTGAACGACCATACAATCGAATGGGGCGGAAGGGATACATGCGCACTCCCGTTGTGGATGGCCGAATACAAAGATTTTTGTAGGGATGTTGGTAGCGATTTTCACCCAAAGACATGTTATTGTGGGCGCTGCTATTCTATGAGGAAACTTTTAAGAGAATTCAGGTATATATGTCCTCATTATTATCGCAGTTTTGACGCAAAATACAACGAAGTTCGTAAAAATGTTGCGGCAGCTATTCAATCGGGTATCGGTCTAGACTATGTTACAAATCCTATATTTCCATTCCTTTCGTATCGGATGCTCCAACAACTGGCAAAGAAAGAAGGTTTGAATGCTTCTGGTACTTCTGGGGACTTAATGAGTAGTCTGAGCATGCATCGCAAGAATTACGATATTGACGACATAATGATAGTTTTTGACCTGAAATCTTTGAAGGCGTTTTGTAAGAGATACCTAAAGAAAGTCACTTTGAACAAGGGTAAAAATCATATGATTCAGCATATTCGGACATTCTTGGAGCAGGCGCAAGATAGAGCTGGTCGGAAAATTTGTAGCGATTCTTGGGTCAACGTTCTCGATTTCTTAGGAAAGTCGTGGCTGGAATTATACTGAAAAAGAGAAACCCATAAAAAATAAATAAACCCAAAAACCCCCACCCCCAAGGGTGGGTATAAACACGCTTGTACAATAATGGCCTAAGCCCTAATGGTTCAGCAGTTTTAAACGTTGGGTGTTTAGAGGACTACTAAGGTCTATTGATATACGAATAACTGTCAATTCGATCATGCAATACTGCTCAATCAATAGGCCTTAGAATCTGTGGGAGGGAATAGTGGCCACGAATACACACAATACAAGAACAAACTGTTCCATCCCCTAATATTCTATACTACTTACACGATGTCTGACGCCGCCAAGATCAAAGAGTTGGAGACGAGGATCAAGAACCTGGAGCACTTGGTTTCGACGCTGACTGTTCAACCTACGAAGAAGGTGAAGAAGACAAAGGACCCTGATGCTCCCAAGCGCCCCCCGAGTGCCTACAATTTGTTTGTCCGCGAGATGAAGAAGCAGGACCCTAAGACCGGTATGAAGGAGCTCGGACGGATGTGGAAGCAAGATTACCCCGACGATAGCGACCGGGCCGAGTGGAACGACGAGGCTGCTGCCGCCAAGAAAGTCTACCAGGCTCAGTTGAAGGCGTACGCAGTGGCGTCAAAGATGACGGATGACGAAGAATGAAGAAAAAACCAAGCCAAAAACAATAAAAAACAACAAAACCCCCACCCACCAGGGTGGGATAAAAACACACGTGTCGAGTTTACGAAGATTTACTCAAATCGACAACCGAGATAATAACTTAGTAATTAAAAGAATATGTCTTACAAATAGAAATGGAATCCTTCAAAAATATCTCAAAGGAAGATATTTTTAGGGGAATCATATCGCCCGAGTTGTTAGAACAATGCCCTTTTATATATAGAAACATTTGCTTTCATTGTGGCATGACGTCCTTGTCTCACAAAAACAAAAGAGAAAACACCAAGAATTTCACTCTCTTGAAAATTCTGTCAAATATAATAGATAATCCCGTGGCTGTGAGTCAAATGTGTTTGTGGATCCATACAAGAAGACTGCTTTCATTCACAAACCGGGTACCAGATGAAACTGAAAACTCATTTGCCGAATATAAAAATGTTATTCACTCGCATTTTTGGAAATGGAGACGCGAGAAGGTGGTTACCCATTTGGCTGTTTTTTTAAAAGCGCGGAGACGAATTATAGTTAAAAAAATAATTGAGCCAAAACTAAATACAGATGTCACTGGGGTTGTGCTCTCCTATTTATAAGTGCCACGGTATGGGTACATGTATGTATTACTGTACAGTTTCAAAACGTTCATTTTTCGGACAAATGTTATGTAGAGCAAATACGTACCTACAGACAATGACAACATCTTCGTCTCTGGTTGTTGGTAGTCGTCGTTTTTGAAGTAAAAAAAGAGTGGTGGTAAAAGGTGGAGAGTGTGGGCCACCCCGGAGGATAGAAATGAGTGTTGTGCGTTGCCGAGCGTGTTATACAAGGTGACTATCGTTCCCAGCAGTGCAACGCTGGTGGATATGAGACGCGTGCTCGGAATGACGCCGGCAAAGTGCACACAATGGAGAGCGAATGCCCAATTGGTGTAAAATAGAGTGATATTGGAAATATTTAGTTTCATTTTATTCAATAAGTGAAATAGTATTATCTTTTTATATTAAAACCGATAATTATAATGTTTTTAATATAAAAAGAGCAATGGGTTATAATAAATTCCTAGTATTCGGTGCAGTCTTTATCGTTCTATTTGTGGCGATTGGGCTTTGGCTTTACAAATCTCCTGTAAAAATTAGATTCACACAAAAAACTCGCCCCATTGGGGATGACACTTTTGTTTATGAAACGGAAGTTGACTGGCTACGAAAATATGATTTGGAATCCTACGTCATCGCACTTCCGGAGAGACTTGATTCAATCAAAGAGACACTTGGTGGGCTGGGTATCAAGCCACATATTTACAATGCCTTTCACAAGAGTAGAATATCGAAGGAAAGAAACAAACTGATTGAAGCCAATTACATCACAAAGAACTGTAGTCTGAACGATGGTCGGATTGCTTGTCATATAAGTCACACGAAAGTCTTACGTGATTTTTTGAGAAGAAAGGACGGTCCAAAATACGTCTTGATTTTTGAGGACGATTTGATGACACCGTATACAAAGGAAGAACTACAGGCTCGATTTGACAAGGCTTTCGCGGAACTCGAAGCTCTTCCAACAGAATGGGAGTACGTAAATCTGGGGAGATGCTGGGCTGACTGTTCGAAAGATATCGAACATGGGGATATCATTTATAAATCGAAGAGACCGTTATGTAGACATTCGTACATTGTCTCACGAGCGGGAGCCAGAAAGATTATAGAGGGGACTCTCCCGATGACCGCCTACCCAGGTGACAACTTGTTGGCCAATATAATCGATTCGAACCATCTAAACGGTTTCGTAACAAAACCCTCTCTATTCAAGCAAAATCGCGGGAAATTCGGGTCCAACTTAGGAAATAACAGCAAGGTACAGAGAGAGTGTATTCCTGTACATCAAATGGTATTGCCCCTCGCCGTAAGTTCATTCAGCAGCACGGTTTCATTGAGCCCAGCAGTCCTTTCAATGAATACCTTGACAGGGATAAGGTAAGGATACTCGATCGCACCCAACGTGCTTTTATCTACTAAATGTAGTGTTCACAATATTACTGTGGAGTACATTCGGGCATATTGCCGTCCCCGTTATTCAGAGTCGACCCAAACTTCTGCCTGTCTTGATCGAACAGATTGGTAGCGGAGGAGTAGTACTGTAATTTTCCCTGGCGCACTAGATTGGCGATCATTTCGTCACCTGGTAGATGAAGCATCGGTTTGGCCATATTGAGTATTTTTTTTGCGCCTATGCGGTTAACGATATAGGCATGACGACAGCGTGCGTAAGGGGCTTTAACGATGAGAGGGTTCGATGTGGAATTTGCAGATGAACAACTGTCATAACATTTACCGATGCTTATGACGTCCCAGGTCTCGGGCAAATCTGCCCACATTCCCTGTAAATATTTTTTTGTTTTGGCTTGATCGAATTTTACTTGAAGATCGTCTTCAAAAATGAGGCATGTCTTTGCGCCGGAGGAAAGAAAAGCTTGCAGCACTTGCATGTGGGAGTAGTGGCAAGATATCCGAGCATCGGTGACAGTGGTGCCTGGTAGAATGAACCCTTCGTCTATGAGTTTCCGTTTGTCTATATATTTTTTCAGATATGCTGGATGAACAGCAGGTTCGATTCCGACTTGTCCGAGTATTTTTAGAACACTCTTTCGTCTTTGTGGTAGTGCGATGATATACGCCTTGTCTACAAAGTCATATATCCAATTTTCTTGTTGAGTAAAAACTTGTTTTTCTGACCCTTTTACTGTAGTGACAATAAACATATAACATATAACTATAACAACAAAAAGACCTAACGCTATACCTGGTATGTATTCCCGACCGATTGCCATCTTATTAGGGTGATTATATTTTTTGTATCGATTAAAATTCAACGAGTTTGATTTTTCTGGTAATGACCGTCTGAATGATTCTTGAGCCATTTATGTTTTCTGGTACTCTGTAATCTCGAGGGAGTTTCAAGAAGACGGGAACCTTCATGTTCCTTTTTATAATGCTCGCGATATGGATTATTTCGTAGCCCGATATCATTATATGGGCATTATTCTTTCCCCACGGTGGGTCAAAATACACTACCAGGTTCTTCACGTTTTTAGCATAACCAGGGATGATATCGAGGGAGTCTCCATTGATGCATTTAACGTTTTCCAGTCTGAATGTAGAGACATTGTGGACAAGCATTTCGTACCGTTCGATATCGGATTCAATAGCGACCACGTGTTTGAAATTCTTCGCCGAACTTATAACATCTCCCCCGACACAGGCCGTAGCGTCTAGAATAGTAGTATCCTCGAGTACCATATTTCTTGAATCCATGAGTCTCTTCCTCATGGTCCGTTGTAACCTCACTGCCTCGTGGGGCTTTGTAATTAGGGGTATACAGTTTTTATGAATCCTGAGATCCGACAATTTGACCCCCGGTGTCACAGGGAAAAAAGCGGATTGCTTGGGCTTGTGAAAAACCCAGAAACAGTATAGGTCGGAAAACTTTTTATACTCACTTTCATCGAGAGGGCTTATTTCCGAAAAGTTGTGTAACTTCACCATTTCCAAACCATGTTTCCCACATTCGTTTTTGAAGAATTCTATATCGACTAAGGACTCTTCGGAAGCACCGAACTCATCAAAATAACTTGTGTCTCCTAGATTCACATTGAAGTTGATAGTATTGTTCTCCCCTGTTCTCGAAATTTCAATGACGTCCGATATGTAACTCTGCTGGTTGTCAAGAAGGCTCTCTATCGATTCTTTTCGGGGAGCTGTGCCTATAAAGTAACCACCGGGTGACATTCTATCAGTTACAATATCTATGACATGTGAAAGATCTTCGGGAGTATCGACAAAGTACTGCAGAGCAAAGTGCATTGTCACAATGTCAAATTGGTGGTAATTTCCCGAGCCATATGTGCGCTTGAGTTTCGACAAAATTGAAAAACCTGCTCCCTTGGAGAGCATGTCCACATTTGTGAACTCTATGTGAGGACATGGGCCTTTACTCTTCAGGGTGTTGTAGCGTTCTCGTGCTGTATTCAGCGCAGAGAAATCAGTGTCAATGGCAAAGACATTGTCTATTTTCATTTGTTTCCATTTATGCATGTCTCCACCACGACCACACGCAATATCCATTAGAGAGATTTCGTGAGGAGGATTTACCAGCTCTATCTTTTTGACATACTGTCGCAGCAGTTGACTCTTGACATCGTTGTGAAACTTCCGGACTTGGGTTTCCATGGTTGTTTGTCTTCTATATTTAAAGTTTAACTTTAATCTTCTTAAGACTACAAAATTTAACTTAAAATAAAAATGTAGAGAATGACCAACATGGAGTATACTATTAAATTGGTGTTCCCTCCTCGATCCATTATGGCAAACGCGACCCTACCTGGTTTTACGAAAGAACTGTCAGAGGCCTATATAAGTGAACTTACCAGCAAAAACCTTGTTCATTACGATGAGAGTCTAGAGATCGTGAGCGAGATACATCGAATTATAATGCAACAGGATGAAACCAGTACTTGCAAGGGTAACGTGTTTCATGAAGCGACATACGATGAGGTTTCTCTCGCACTAAGTACCAGTATGATTCATGGGTCTCTTTTGGTCGCCCTTAATAATGATAGACCAGTGGGTCTATCTATTCTTGTATGCTCCGCTCCTAAACTTTACAGAGTGGACGGACTCTGTGCTTTTATCCGGAGTCATAAAATCGGACAAAATCTTCTAAATGTGGGCAAACAAATTGTAAATACGCACAGTAGGTATGCCTTCACATTAGCTCCAAATATTCAGAGCACAACGCAAGCAGGCACCTTCGATCCAAACTTCGACGAAGCAGAACTTATGCAGGGGGAACTTATCGAAATCCCGCCATTGCATACTCCCCAAATAGGAGAGTTGAGCAATGGAATTTCTCGTGTATATTTAGTTGACGCAAGCGACATACAGGGATATTATCAAAGTCAGGGCTTTACTCCCTGTACTATCCCAGTAGCTGGTAATGATGGGTATAATTTAAAAATTGGTAATAGTATGCTACATGCACATGTATTTGATTGGGACCGTCAAATAATTCGGAACACGTTCAGGGTCTAGTAATTTCTAATTCCTCATCGGGACTTTTTCTACCGTGTTTTTGATATTCGAATAATATTTTCCCTGTGATAAAAGCGGGGATGTAAGAATAATCATTTCCAAAAACAAAGACATAGAGAAAATATTCTTTAACAAAATCAAAAAATATTACTAACCATTTGCTATTTTTTGTAAAATAGAATAATATTACTCCTAACATTCGATACAAAACGAAAAATAACATTGCATAATCTAAATCAAAAAACTTGAATAATAATAAATATGTAATTGTATCGCAGATTTTATCTCTCATTTGATAATCACTGTGCGAGGCTACGTTCCCGTTCCCGTACGCCTTCGCGGAAGCCTCCGTGGGGTACGGGAACGTAGGTATTGGATGGCAACTATAGTCTTTATTGCTATTAGATGCCAAATTAGTATTTGAAAATCTAGTTATTAACAAACAAATTGAGAAGATCAAATAAATTGTTTTATCTGATACTTTATTTTTATTAATAAGAGACAACACGTTTAGTATTACAAATGATGCTGATGGCCACCAGGGCCTGTCAACATTATCTAATAATGTTAAACAAATTGGTAAAATTAAATTGAGTTCAACTGTACTATTTTTATTATTAATAGACAATATGTAAAATGTTATTACTGTTGTTATATATCTTAAATTAAGAGCACGGGTGATAATTTTATCACAGTCCATTTACATATATTTATATTTTAAATGTGGTCCAATTTGGCTTGGCGTTGTGCAGCTCTGTATTCCTTATTCATTTCTTTCTGCTCCGCTTGTAATTCCTCAATGGTATCGCCACATGGTCCGTTTTCAAACAGTACACTCGTGTCCTCCATAACCAGTTCCAGCAGAGTAATAATTGGCTTTTTCAATTGGTGATCCAAATAGTACAAGGCATCGAGGGGACATAGCTTTCCTTCTGGGTTTGTTTTGTTCATGTAAAGTGGGTCTTCCACACGTTGTGCCTGAAGACCAACACCTTTCGTGAAAAAATAAGGAACTCGGTCACCAGGTTGTGGAATGTCAACCGCATTGCGCGCCTTCATTTTATTGACAAGTTGCACGTGTGGTAGATTCACTCTAGGACCCTCTGGACACCGGCAGACATCAGTCGGAATTTCGCCAGAATCCAGCTTGTGACAGCGACTACATTTGTATCCCGTTCGGAGGCTCTTGCTTAGCAATAGAGAGTTCGGTTCCACATTCCCATACATGAGGTCTGAGACACAGTCTTCGGCTTCGCTGATTGCGCCAGGAATATCGTCGGCCTCCATAATTTTTGCCAATATCCGTTTCGATGTCTGTTTCACGTATTCGCAGCTGTCGCGTCTGACCACTTGGATACCTTTACAGTCGATGTAATCTGGAGTGACTGGGTTGGTCCATACTCTACATGCGTATCGCTTCTTCGCAAAAAGCAAGGTCGGTTGCATGACTTTCTCAAACTCGAGTTCGATTGGTTTTTTGAACTGTGCTGTGACTGCCAGTGCTGCATCTTCGCAAAGTTTGAAGTAGTCCTTCATGTAATTCGGGTCACTTGGGTCGCCATCGTTAAACTTCACATAGCAACTATCGGTGTCACCGTATATAACTTCGCAGTCGTAGTTGGTTTCGCAAAAACTCTTTGTCTGATCTATGAGTTGGCGACCTCTGGCCGTAACGCTGCTAGCGATAATCTTCATGGGCATATAGCCATTCGTAGCTCCAGTGAAACCGTATACGCTATTCATCGTGACTTTGATGGCCAACTGCTTGCCATTGTAGACATCGGCGAGATTGGTATCTCCAACGGCCTTTGCGTTCTTCATCTCCTTCTTAGCGAGCTTTCGGGACTTCCAGAGTTTTTCAAGGATGCGCGGTAGGACGCCTTGTTTGTTCTGAACGAAGTGAAAACTGTACTCGATGGTTTTCTCATCTTCATCGACCGATTCCCATTTTATATTGAAGATGTCTAAGTCTTTGCGGTCTTTGTAGAGTGCGACTTTGTCTTCCGGAATGAATGTACTGTAACACAAATTGTCCGCGATCATTATACTGGGGTACAGGCTGGCAAAATCCAAACCAGCAATTGGTTGCTTGTAGTACCCCTTTATTGGATCGAGAACGGTTGCGCCAACGAATTTTTCCTGTTCCTTCTTTTTGTCATCACCAGTCGGGATAAGAATGCCATCTTTCCTACATTCGTAAGCCAGTTGGGAAAACACCTTTATCTGCTGCCCTTTCGTAATGAGCCATTCGATAGGTACCCGAGTAATGTTGGCCATCTGAATCAAATTTACAAAGATTTTTCGGTGTTCCAATATGTCCAGTGGTAGTTTCGTGTCCTGGACACAGTACTCAACACAATCGCGCATTTGGTCTGGCGTCCCGTTCATGTAGTAGAAAAGGTCCAACGGGGGGAGGTCTATCTTGGAAGTACCGAGAAAGACTTTTGCCACATTGTTGAGCTTGTAACTGTCCAATTTTTCTTCGCGTTTCATCCAAACGTACAAGTCTATCTTGTAGACACCGGGAATGTCGAAAATCTTAAAGAAGTTTGTTCCATATGCGCTTGTAACGAGTTTGGAGTCTTTGAGAGTTGGATTCTGCCAGCGAATCCGAGACAAGTTCGCGATTTCAGTACCAAGACCATATAACTTGGTCATACGGTTGTACATGTATCTGTCATCGAAACCGTAGATATTGTAACCGATCAGAACGTCTGGGTCGTACACCTGGCACATCTTTATCCATTCCCTGAACAACTCACGTTCCGAATCGGTCCGGACCAAGACGTCGGCACTCGGAACATCAGAGGTTTCACCCCACACTATAGCATGTCGCAAGGTTTTGTCGGTACCAACGATTTTGAAAGTGGTGCAGATAATCTTCACTGCATCGCGTTTGTTGTTGTAGTCGGGGAAAACGCACCGACATTTGTCTTTGCGTTGGGGGTAAAGATGCTCGTTCTTGTCCCGTGTCTCGGCACTGTCGCATTCTATGTCGTAGCTGGCTATTGAGAACTGTGCAGTCTCGTAGCTATCGTATGGCTGTAGAAGAGTGGAATCGGCGACATGAATATTAATCTGACATTTTGTGTAGTCAGTCAATTTGTAGTTTCCACCAGGAATCCGCACCCAACCAGCCATGTTCAGTTCGCGCAAATGTCCGAAACGCAGCATAGGATCCAAGTTGCCCTCGTAGGCTTCGAATTGACAGTATCGTAGTATTCCGAAGTTGACTTTATATTTCGTTTTCCAGTAAATCTTCTTCATGGAAGAGTGTTCGCGACAAGTGACCTTGAGGAACCTGAACTTTTTCCCGTCTGTGAATGGATAGAGGACCTCGCGCAATCCAGAATCAATCTTTACATTGGTGTTCAGTTCGTTCTCGTGCAGTGTCTTCTCGCACCAATTCGAGAAGCACCGTGTGTGAGCGGGTGTCCACCGCAGGTTGGTCGGAGTTTTCAAGTAGAAGAAAGGTTTGAAATCAGTGACGGTGACTCCGATAGTGTCACCAGACTTGGTTACTCCGCAGAAATTGATTGTGTAGTGTTCCTTGAAATCACCAGTTCTCCATGTCAAAATTTGCATTTCAATGTCATCGTCGGTGCTGACATCGACAGGTGGGCGCTCGAAAGTTTTAATCATTTTGTTGTTGTACATGTAACAGTTTTTATTTCTTAACTTGATTGATTTGCAAAAAAAAACTTAAATTATAATATTTTTTATTATTAATTAAGAATGAAGATAGGCATTGTTGCCACATTCGGTAAATCCGAGGCAACAAAAAATGAACTCATAGAAGTAACGAACAAAAGTCCGAAGTACCTACAGGACGCTTATTCTAGCAAGGATAATGGCGCGAAAAAGCGCGGTCAACGGAAAAAGGGAGTCAAAGGTGTCCCCTATGACATAGCAATAGGATACTACATTATGGACAAATTTAACAAGAAACCCACAAAGGGAGAACGAGTAGAGGTCAACTTCATTACTCCCGACAAACTAAGTGTCGCTGCGTTCGCCAAAAACGACATTAATTTTATGATGATTTACGACATTCTAGAGGCTATGAACCTTACAGATGACGGAAAGATAATCACCAAAAATCAACAGAACAATTACGCCGCCGCCAAAAAACTTGCAAACGTGCTTTCGAAGGTAGACAACGTATTCCCGCCATACGACTACCAAAAGCTTATCAACAGCAAATGCGCCTACTACGACTATCTCAACAAAAAGAAGATTCCCATCAGCCCTACTATGTGCGTGCCTACCACTCTCGTATCGCAGACAGTTTTTGTCAAGAATATGATGACCGCAATTAAGAAACTCAAACTCAACGGGACTTTCTACACAAAGCCCGACGGTGGTCAAGAATCGATCGGGGGGCGTCGCTGGTCGAGAGGTACAGATAAAGACAATATATGGGGTCGTTCCCAGGGTGAGAGTTTTTTCAAGAACCAAGCCGAACTTGAACAAAAACTCGGGGTTTACTATAAAGACGTGGGTTCCAAATTTGACAGCATTATCATTCAAAAGTTCCAACCCGGTTTCGATGAGATCGGCGACGACGATACTGGATTTAACGATAAGTCCCCCGAAAATCGAACCTATTTTGTAGGTGGTGAATACCAATACACAATGACCACTGACTACTTCTGCTTTAGACAGCCAAAAGTAGACGGCGGACAGACCAAATTCATCGGTGGCAAAAAAGGGTTCTGCGAGGAGACCAGAGCAAAGAAGGCTGGTCTGAAGAACGCATGCTATCTTGCTACTCACGAAAGAGCATGTCGGGGTCCTCAAGTATCCAGAGAAACTCTCAAGCGAACGAAGGCGTTGGGAGTGCGCACGATGCGAGCAATGCCAAAGATAAAGATCCAAGGAATCGAACTACCCCGACTTCTGACGCGTGTAGACATAGGTATAGTTGCCAAGAAGTACACCCCCAAGGGAAAGAAACAGACCATTTTCGTAAACGAAGTTGAGTTCGTACCAAGTCTCTTCCACAAATACGTTAGGACAAAGAAAATATATGAGAAGTTGGGTCAGCAGATGCACATCATAACGGCTCTGTTCAACAAGAAGAAAGCTACCAAAGGAAAAAAATAGAAACAAGATTGCTATTATATTAGATTAAAATAATTTAATCTAATAAAGTAATGCTAGACCTAGAAGTTCTTCGGAAGCTACGCGGAATGAGTGATTTTGACAGAAATATAGTGGGCAATTTCAATTGCGATATGGAAAAGAATTTAAATAAGAATTACTGGAACTACTGCGTCACGACCTTGAATAAATATCTAACCATGTTAGGTTTCTTTCACCAAGCAATTATGGTAGAAGAAGAACCAACTGCTAACCAAGAGGGAATGTACAGTGGCGGGCCTAAGCACAGACACCATTTTATGAAACGTTACATCGCAGATGTTTTCCTAAGAGGGCAACCTCTAGAACAAGACCCGACTGATGCCGTTGGAGAGGCAATCTCTTTTTACAGACGACTTGAAGTTATTATGAGAAGTATGTTCGGTGGGAGAGTTCAAGTGCGCGATATGCTGAATGTTGATTCCTATGGGGAAAAAATAAAGACCTTGAGAAAAACGACAAATTCTGCCCGGATACAAAAGACTATCAATGATAACAGAGAATTCTTGGATCGTGCGTATGTAGTTTATGCAAATTGGGAAGCACGTTATCAGGAAATATTGGAGGACTACTTTTAATTGTTCTTACTCGTATAATGTTAGTCTAAAATAGTTTTTATCTCACCGCCTGAGCAGTGGGTTTTTTAGTTTTTAAATATTGTTTGTTAGTTTTTTTACAAGAACTTACCGATAGCAGCAAGGTTGTCGTGAGATAACTTGGGCACCTCCGTCTCCAAGGCCAGCAGACGAGCGACTCGGAGGACTTTGCGCCGGCCGCTCTGGAGCACAAACGCTTGGTGTGTCATCTTCACACCGTCCATCCACCACTCAGGGGACAATAGACGATCGGTGGACCAATCTTGAATCGCAGGGCCGTCGGTGCGGTGAAAGTGTCCGTTTGTATACCAACGCTCGGTAATCGGGTTTCCTTCCTCGTCCCATAAGCTGAAAGCAGGTCCGTCGGTGCGATGAAATACGTATGTATAGGGAGTGTCGGTTTTGCGTTGGACGTTCCACAACTCCTTGACCAGCACTCCCGATATCCACTCGCAATCGGCTGGTCCACCAATCCGATGTGACGTCCCGTTGGACACCCACTGCTCCCGTCGCTCTTCTGTCTCAGGGTCCCACGTCGTGATCGCAGGTCCGTCGGTGCGATGCGTTACCCCGTTCGTCATCCATCTCTCCTGTCGCTCGTCTCCCTCAACGTTCGCATCGGGGTTCCACGTCGTGATCGCAGGTCCGTCGGTGCGATGGACTTTCCCGTGCAAGAACCAGTACTCTTCCGTCACGTTCCCCTCATCGTCGAACGACCTTTGAGCAGGACCATCGGTGCGATGGAACTTTCCATCAAACATCCATCTCTCCTTCAGCAGGATGCCGGCATCGGAACACATGCATTCATACTTGGGCGGCTCATTTTCGATGTTTTCCACCCGCTCGTCAATGACGTTCCACTTAGGAAACCGCTTAGCAATGACCGCCACTATGTCTTCCGTCCGCCACGGGATCCGATGGGCCTTAGCCAGAAAGATCTCCCGTCCGCAAATATCCTCTATAAACTTCTTGAATTTTGTTTCAACGGCTGGAAACGCAATGTAGGTGTGTGTGTCACGCCTCTGTCCTTTGGCGTTCAAGTTGTACTTCAGAGTGAAAGAAGCCATAGGAGTGGTCGAAGATGCTATTTTTATGTCTTCTGTTAGGTACTTCCTATGTTTCCTAAGCTCTATTGATTTAGCATTTTATTTTCTATTCCTGCGCTTTTATTTGTATTCGATCACACAGATTATTTTCGTGGTATATACTAAATGGAAGCGCGCATCATTACTTCATTAGTAGTAGTCATTATTATTGTTCTGTTTTACACTTGGGGAATCAAGAGGAAGCAATATTTTACAAAATCCGTAGGGGGCGGGGGTATCATAGGATCCAAAGAAAAAAGTTCAATCGACCTTGAGAAACTCTTAGATCTGGACAAGTTTTTTAACATCTTTGGTGATGTGGGAGAAGCCATGGTAGAAGCCGTAGATAAGGCGGTGGAGGTAGTAGGCGAGGCTGCAGAAGATGCGTTAGAGGCGGGCGAGGATGCTATAGAAGCAGTAGATGACGCAGCAAAAGATAGTATCCGGGCATTCGACAACGCGGGAAAGGGAGTCGGAAATGCGATCGACAACGCATGGAACGCACTCTCCTCTGGTTGGAAAAATATATTCAACAACCGATCAGCAAATCAGGATATGTACCCTCAGAGTGGAGCCGGTTGGCAACTAAATAACAAAGAGAAGGTTGTCACGTTGTACTCAAAACACACTATAGAGGGTCCGTACAACCCACAGACGAGCAGAGGTTATGAAGGGCTTTCAACCTATTCGAGCGAATCATCTGCTCTGGCCCAGGCTGAACGGCTCTGTGAGGCCCAAGATGGGAAAACTAGTGTGCCAATAACGGGAAATAGAATGAGCACGTGTGATTCGGGTTGGAAGTGTCAGGGAACAGATATTTTTAACAAGGGAGAAGTATACGGCACGAGTGGTAATAGACACAAAGCAATGTATCAATTGGCTTGTAATCCTCCACCACCTCTCCCTCCCATACCTGAGAAACCCAGTCTGCAGCTTCCCGATGTGGAATGGTATGATTACCCATGGAAAGAAATGTGGACAATGCCAATATCCTCACCGCACCCGAACTCGCCAATATCCTCACCGCACCAGGGCTCGGAGCCGAGTTCGGGCTCGGCGAGCGGCGGCGGACGGAGCGGCGGAACGGGGGGCGGCGGACGGAGCGGCGGAAGGGGCGGCGGACGGAGCGGCGGAAGGGGGGGCGGCGCACGACCTCGTGCCCCTTTTACGCCCAATATTCTGGCGAAGATGGCGGGCAAGCAGCTGCCACGTATGAGGGGAAAACAAAAATGCATTTCGTGCAAAGATAAAAGCCCCATCCCTAAGAACTGCAGTGGTTGGATTTCCGTTTTGGAAGCTATCCAACGAGGGTCCATTATAAAAGATATTGCTTGCGTTAATGTTGCGAGCCGTACCCATATATGGATTACAACAACTGATTCCAAATCGGGGGAACATTCGTTTTGGTACGCGACCAATGACTCGCGGGCTACGAGAGTTGAAAAGTCCCTGTCCGTGAAAGCTATCAAGGTAGTCGGGTCTTCAGATACGCGGTTCATTGTAACAGAAGACGGTGGTTGTTACAGAGGTCGTATGGAACGCGCGGGTAAAAGAGAATTTTGGCATTATGAAAAGGTTATGGATGGTATATCAGATATATCAATGGATGAAACAAGCGTATACGCTACAAAAAAGGACAATGGTGTCTTATATTGGCCACATAGTCGAACCAACACACATTCACCCAAAATGTGGCCAGGGACCAGCGATGTTGCCCTTGAATCCTTCACGGCTTCTCGTACGGCCGGGCTGGGGTTCGCATATGCTATCGTAGATTCAAACCTGAAGCAGTACAACGAGAGCGAGTATATCTATCGCTTCGTCGATAGCAAATGGACGAAGGAGCCGAGGGAGGCTTGGAGCACGTTGGGAAAAACGATTGGAGAAATCAAATCTGTTTCGTCAAACAACGAGCACGTGTTTGTGGTTACGAAGACACGCAAAGTATTCATGGCGCGTCATTCAACTTCTCCCAATTGGACACAAATCGACGGTGCCGGAGATTACATTGCCCTTGGAAACGACGAATGTTTTCTGAGAACGTTTACGAATAGAGTGTATTCTAAGAAACTGTATGACAACGACTTTGGATGTTCGGGTGTACCAGATATAGATCCCAAAAAATTACAACAGGACTTAGATACGAAATATGACAAAGCCGTTGGATTCTTGCGGCGCACGGGGTGGCGGGGGGAGGGGCCCTATGCGAGAGCGAACCCATGCGGTGTAACATGGACATGCTGAAATGGATTTAAAATTTAATAACGAGTAATACTCAAAAGTATTATGGCTCGTTACGAAATAATCGTAGGATGTATGTTTTCGGGAAAGTCGACTGAACTGTTACGCCGCGTTGGTCGTTATTCGGCTATAGGCAAAAAGGTCTTGGTGGTGAATAGCAGTTTGGACTCTCGCGGGGAGGGCACACAGACACATAGTGGAACACGAACCCCAGCAACAAAGGTGAGGAACCTCATGGATTTGGTAGATACCCAAGAGTACATTGATTCCGAGGTTATAGCGGTCGATGAGGCGCAGTTTTTCGGAGACCTTGTCGAGTTTCACAACAAATGTGTGGATGATAATGGTAAAATCCTTATAGTGGCGGGTCTAGATGGGACATCGGAAAGGGAACCATTTGGTCAAATCCACATGACTTTGTGTAAATGCGACAGTATAGTCAAACTGAACGCCATGGATATGATAACGAAGGATGGGACGTTGGCTATATTCTCAAAACGCATTTCCGAAACCTGGAGAACCATAGATATAGGAGGAACGGATAAGTACATAGCAGTGTCGCGATCCAACTATTTAAAGTATTAATAAAATTTGCAAATTTACTCAACCTTAGACTGCAAGGCGTGTATTCGGTAAAACAAATTCAATATGCTCAGATCAAATCCCGCCGGAATTCTGTTTATTCGTGTAGACCCACGAGATAATAATAAAAAACAAGTTCTTCTGGGAAGGGAAAAGCGGTGGAGAGAGACACCAGGTGTAGATTCAGAACATAAAACGTCGTATAGTAAATTTGTGTACACATGTGCTTTCGGAAAATGCGAGTCGTGTGACAAGACGATTGAGGACACTGCCATACGCGAAACTATGGAGGAACACCCTGGGATTCTGACATCCCAAGTTGAGGACATGGTGCGAAACCACAAGTTTCATTCCGATAACATTCAGAAACATTTTATGGAATGGAAAGTTGATGACGAAAATAAGTGGCAGCATGGCTGGTGTTATACTGTACTGGTCGACGACAAATGTCCTATTGGGTACCAGACAACTAAGAAATGTCCTCTACCAAATATGCGTTGGCACTCAGTGACTTCTCTGCCATATCCGATTAATTTTCCCGCCTACACTGCGATCGAAAAATTAATCCAAATGAATTTAAAAAAAAGGCTTTGAGTAAATAAATGGTATTTAAAAAGAAGAGAAAGATAGAAATATATTTTTCCGATTCCGAAGATGGAGAACCGGAAGAGCCACCGAAAAAAAAAAGCAAACAAACCACCAAACCAACAAAGGAGCCAGTTATCAACTTTTCCGGGTTGGAGATGGATTCGATTAGGACACTCGGGGAACTCATCCACTTCGCTAAGTTCTTGGAAAGGAAATATAGACGCCGAAAGAAAATAGGTCTTCTGAGTGTAACCAACTGTATCGAAGAACTGGAATCCCTGAACAATATGATTGGTCTGGAAAATCTCAAACTCCAAGTTACGCAGCAACTGATGTTCTTCCTAATGGGTCTGAATAAGGATGAGATGATGCATACTGTGATATCTGGACCGCCCGGAATGGCAAAAACAACTGCAGCCAACAAACTTGCCCGAATATATGCAAAACTCGGATTTCTTTCTGAGGGACATGTTATAAATGCTACCCGTGCCGATATGGTGGGACAGTTCCTCGGTGAAACTTCTCTTAAAACCCGCGACCTACTCGAACACAGCCGAGGCGGAGTTCTTTTGATAGACGAAGCGTACAGTTTGGGTTCGAAGGATGGTAGAGATTCCTTTTCGGCGGAATGTATTAATACGATAAACCAGTTTTTGTCTGAGAATTCAGAGGACTTTATGTGTATTATTGCGGGCTACGAGAAAGAACTGCGGACTAATTTCTTTTCGGCTAACCCGGGTTTGGAACGACGTTTTCCATGGTGGTTTAGATTGAACCCTTACACGGAGGACGAACTCGCCGATATTTTTTTCTATCAAATCCGTGTAGCGTCTTGGACATGCGAGGAAACAGTGACCAAGGAATTTGTGAAAAAGATTCTGTTGCGACGTAGAGAGTTGTTTTCAAACAACGGCGGTGACACTTTGATATTTTTTGACAAATGTAAAGTAGCCCATTCGAGAAGAGTGTTTCTGGCTGATCCGAGCGAGAGGAAGATTCTCACACGGGGGGATATAAATGAGGGGTACGACCTACTTCGGTCATTGAAAAAGTCAAATGGTTCTAAAAAAGGTCCATCCGATGCCATTATGGCTATGTATTTATAAAAATTGAAAATAAAAGAGTTTTAGGATTGTCATACATGTTTAATATAGAGTACAGATAACCATGGACGTTCATCGGTGTCTTGAAAAAATAGAAGAACTTCGGCAAAATGAGACTGATTTGAGAAATAAAATAAAGAATATCCAGAAAGAACTTCGTACACAGCGCTTGTGGTTGCAAACAAATTGCAACCACGAGTGGGTATACCACAGGGAATGTCCCTACGATATGCCAGATTATCAATGTAAACACTGTAGGGCTTTTCAGTCACTTCCAGTTCGTCGCGACACTTAGACAGCACTGTTATCTCCCACTATAACGGGGTTCAGAAGATTTTGTACTTTGTTGTTGATAGTGTCTACCCCATCTTGAGTACATGCTCCAGATATTTTTAAAGCTACGCAGCTATCTAGTAATTTCATAGCCGTTTTAATGTTTCCGTCCGTTTCGGTAATCACTTTGTTTACGGGAAAGACGTAATTAAGATCTTGAACTTTCATATCGCCTATAATATTGACAGCTTCTTCTTCGCCAATAAGGCCGTTTTGGTCAGTTTCGTCCATTTTGTTCAATCTCAGATTTATAGTATTCGATATCTTCCTCCAATCTTCAGCCATTTTTGCTCCTTTATCTATTTGATCGGGGTAGTTCTGGACTTTTTGCACTCCAGAAACGATAGTCGTTACAAATGAAATCCCCACGCCAATGTACTTGAAATATTGAGCGCTTGAATTCATGGTTCCTAGTGTAAAGCTGGAGGTGCTACTCGCTGCTAGCAATATCAGCATCGTAAGTCTTTTCTCCTTCGCTCTGTAGCAGGTGATGGCATCGCCGTATTTGTAGCTTTTTAATGAACAAAACTTACGACGGAGTATCCAAATGAGGTTTTCCAACCGCCTCTGTTGGATCTGTATGTCTGAGACAATCAGTGCCTCGACGATGGGTGCTGTCTTATCAGTCATTATTAAATGCTACAAAGAATATAATTTGGCGTATTAGATAAATGTAACATACTTTCGGTAATATTACACCTACAACCGGAAATCGGGACTCCGATGTGTGAGACCGAAGAACGCAACGAATGGTCCATCGAGACATGCACTTGTTCTCGCGGCGCCTCAAACACAACGCGCCTACACATCGGACAGCCTTGGTTCTGCCTCGACCACTTCTTCACACACGTTTTGCAAAACTCGTGGTTACACGGTGTAACAAATAGTGATTCTTGAAAAATATGTTCCTGACATATTGGGCAATTTCGTTCTTCCATTGTATCGAATAAGCAATTTAAGATGATAAACTTACTTATACCAAAGTAAATTTATCATGGACCAAAACGAAGAAATCCTCCGCCTCATTAGACAGAGGATGGATATTGGTCTAGAGCGTTATGGACATGGAATTCGCATTGACGATGATACTCGCCAATGGGGTACTAATCAAAATTCCTGGCAAGAGATGGCACTTGAAGAACTCATTGACGGAATCGTCTACCAAACGGCTGCCCTTCTTCGATTCCAGAAAGAAAACCAACTGCACGAGCGCAGCCAAACGCTCATTACCGATTTTTTCAAAGCTAAATGAAACACTGCCCTAGTGCGAAAGCCGTATTCCTAACGTCCAACTCAACTCGCAAAGTTCTCTCGTTGGTAAAAGAAAGCCTCTTAGTTCTTCTCCGATTTTTGGTCCCCAGGGCTTGTAATCTAGGAACCCCTCTTCGGTTATCTATCTCACCAAACCCAATTTTTTGTATGAGACCACACCTAACGGTGTTTTTATTCCTTCGGTGACGGACCGAAGGGGGTTTTCTGTTTTTTTTCTCTAACATTCTTTATATAGCATTTTACCCTTCCTTAAATTATTTCACTTTCTTGACCGTTCTGACAACGAAGGTTAGGGAGGATGGGTCTTGGGTATTCTTGTAGCCATGGTATAGTCTTGTTTGGCTTTCTCCAATCTTCAAAGGTTTTGCCAAAGCTACAGTCGGTCTTTGCATTTCTATTTCTTTGACTACGTTTTTGAGGTCCTGTATCGCACCTTTCGTGGTCCAGAATTTTTTACCCTCTGTGATTGTCATCCGTTTCTTATTGTATTTGTGAGGTTTGTATGAGTTGTTTGTATCTTTCAGATGCGCGTAAACTTCTTTGGGCGGTACTGGATCCGAACTGTTGAAGGCGTGCTCGATAATATGAGTGTCTATCTCGTAGGCATCGTACTCCTTCTTAAAACAGGCTCGTTGGACATCGAGTTGGGTGATTATTTCGGTTCCGTTCTCATAAGCGATGTATCCCAGATTCTTAGCGATTTGCTCCTCTTCCAATATTTTGTCGTAAACGTTTTTGCTCGTATACAACTTTGTCGGTTTGAAATCGGGATACTGTCGGATGTTCCCAGCGACTCTCCCGGCGATTTGGTAGAGCTCACTCCTATTACAACCGCGCGTCGAGATTACACCGTAATCGAATACAAAACCGGGGCTCTGGAAAGTCAAACCGCGACCAATACATAGGAAACCCGTAACCGCCACGGGATAGTTATGACATTCAAATGTGTTGTACATCCGCCTCATCGTAAGTCCGACTTCTTCGTTGCCAGTTCTAAAATTGACAATCTCGTGTGTTTTTCCATCAGGCAGGCGAAGCACTTTGCTGTCGCCGTTCAGAAGGAACACCGCAAATCCTCGTTGGAACAGCATGTCCGCCATCATGTTATGGCTCACCACTTTTATATCCGCAGGGATAAATGCCTTTACACCGGGCTCTGTCATTTCAGGGTACAATCCAAACAGGTACTCCGTGTAATAGACACTCGTACCGTCATTGTCGTGTAGAACCGCGTTACAATCTTCGCACCCGAAATAAGTCTCCTTGTTGTATGTCTCCCTTAGAGGCTTGATACGCAGAGGTATGCCGTTCCTGCAAAAGTTATTCGCAATTTTCTGGTAAGTAGCTGTGATCAATACAACGGTTTCAATCATATCGGTCTTTGACAGATACATAGCATATCTCCACCAAATATTGATCACGCGGTCTGCTTCATCAATCCAGAGTTTAATTTTTCCTTTAAAATTCTGGTTGGACAGAGTATTAATCAGCATAATCACATGCGCCATCCTCATGCCATTTCCACAAGCACCTATCAACTCAATTTTCCCAGAGAGACACTTTTTCGCGAGTGCCTCTCTCGAACATTTGTTTGTTTTGGAATCCCAAGAGGTCGCCAATATGTGCCGTTCGTTTGCCGTCCCCTTGTGAATAATCAATTCTTTGTTCATTCGTGAAGTGCTTTGCTCCATGAGCAAAATGTTGTTGCTCGATATGACTAAATGTATATGCTGAGTGTTCTCCTCCATGTCCTTTAAAATTTCATGAATGACTTCACGGGTTTTACCAGACTGCGCAGGCTTCACTATACCTCTGAATTTTGCCATCTTTTTACTTTAATATATGAGCTCTAGTTACCTGAGGTGTATTAAAATCACAATTTTATTTTGCAAGCTCTGAGAAACGCTTATTTATGTATGTTTGATACAGTTTTTTAGTGTCTTTGTATTCTTCCGACTTGGTGTCTAAATTGATGAAATAGGTATACGAACAAAAGCCATTTATTTTATTGACCTCCTTCTCTAGAAATTTCATCTGACCTCTTATAAACTTACGAAGCATTCCGGGATTCTTACCAATCCCAGAATATATCTGATCCGTTAGAACAATAGCTGAATATTGGGGATACTTCAAACGAATATCAGCATAGAAAAAACTCCATGCGGTGCAGAAGCCACGTGGGTCTTTGATGACATAATCGTCTCGTATATGCTCTTCTAGTGGAGCCGTATCAAAAGCTTGAAACCCCTTCCCGAGGTGGGCCTGAGAAAATATATTCTCACTCGAAATGTACCTCAGTCGCATGTACTTCGCTAGTTTAAAGCACTCTATGTCGATGGAATAAGAGATACCCGCATCAACTCCCCCTGTCTTCTTTCCGTGAGGTTCAAAACGTTCGAGCTCATTTCTGTGAAAATTGAAAATCAACATATTGGAATGAAGCCCACCACCATATCTTATTGTCATCGGAATCACTAGCATTTTTCCTTTGCGTTTGCAACTTTCGTATTCTGCCAGTATTATTTCTTTTTTCGCTAGTGGAATTAAAATTGGGTCTTTCACATACACGTAACCATCCGCAGAGGGGTACCGTCTCGTTTCTTTAGTTGCGAACAATTGATAGTCCATTTTCGCCAAATCACTGCTTCTTTTAATGTGACAATCGTTGTGGTTCATCTCTAGAATATGTAACAACATCAAAGGTTGGTGAAAATAGCCCGAGGAACGATAGACCACGGGCTTGTCCGAGGACTGGTGAATGTATATTCTTAGTAAATCTTTTATGTCTTTCTGTGTTGGAGGGACTGGTAGTATCCGAAGATATCTATTTTTGAGTGCCCTCTTTATGCAAGTCACTAACCGACTTTTAGGTAAGTCTTCCAATTTTGACATCGTTTGGTATGGACTTAGATATTTATTATTTCATAAGAGGCAGTTCGCGTTTTCAGTATTTTTCGCAGAAAGTATTCATTCAGAAAACAATAGGTATTCTGAAATCCCTGTAATTCGCCTATTATACGTCCGATCTTTTTCACCATTGTATTGTGCGCATTCGCATCGTCTATCTCTAGACAGATTATCTCCAGTGGTATATACATGGAAATTATAGCACGACTTGCAGGACTCGTATGGGTGAAAAACTCAAATTCCTCTATGCCCCACAGACTGGAAACCCGAGTTTCGTGCAAATCAAGCCAATCTTGATTGTCAGCCCCAATATATTGCATAACATTATTGTACTCGTAACTCGGTAGTGTCTCGATATCGTCAAATCCATTGACGTGATCCAATTTTGAATGTCTGTCACATCGACCAGTGTGCCACCATAATTTGTTAGTTGCTGTGTACATTGTAGTATACATATATTCAAATGTATCGTCCGGTTTCTGTCTTATCATAATATCGTCAACCAAATTATCACTTTGGATCTTCATGAGAGACCTGGCATATTCCAACGCGCTATCTAAGGTTGTGGGAACGAAATAGTCTGCTAGCATTTTTTTAACAGGGTGCGATGGACGATATATTTCTATTTTTCGCCAAATATCCGTCGGTAGTCTGTAGACATCATAAAGATACTCCTCTAGTGCATCCATCTTTCAATGTTGAAATTAGTACAATCTAAGACCTTAATAGTGCATGCAAACCCTTTTTTTGTTTAAGCAGGGGGGTTGTCTTATGTACCATTACAAACGTTATGATGAAGAAAAAGATGCAAATAATTGCCAGAAGCACTTTTGGGATAATTTTCCATGTCCAAGGAACGTCATCATCATAAGCGGAAACTTGTTCGACAAGTGTGACACACAGTACAGCAGCAATTGAAACGAACAAGCCTGATAAGAATACGGTGACTGCCGTTAAATACTGGTTGTAGATTGTTTTCATCTTAAAACCTCGACCACAAACCAAAACAGCGGTAGCCAAAGAGAGAAACAACCCGATATTGCGTATTGTTGTTCCAAAATACATTTCAAAATCTTTGTTTTTCACAACTGGCATCTTTTATTTTTGACAAAGATATTTATTCACACTGCTTTTTATCCCCGCCACGTGGCGGGGGTTTTATTATTTTATAGTTTTTCTATTGTTTTCTATTTGATGTATTTTACAACAAGCCATCGAATGTTGGGAATCTTCGTGCCGTTCATTCGAGGGCGTGCTTCAGAAGGAGGAGTCAAGTAGCAAGTTTCCATTCCGAACTCCTCACTTCCAGCACGCAAGCAAGTGTCCAGTAGGGTCTTGTAGTCGTAGTTGGGCGGTAGCTTGTAAACTAATTTCAAGTCGCGCTTCCGACCCTCCAATAGTTTCCAAGCTATATCCCCAAGCTCCCAGTTTCCAACAAATAGTTCCTTGATTCTGATCCACTTCTTGTAAGATTTTCCGCCCCATGGGGCATCTACAAAGACCACATCGCACTTGTTCGTCAAACTCTTGTCCAATATACAATTAGTCCGAATGACAGTGACAGACTTCTTACCCGGCACGAAGTTCTTAATGTTGAGCTGAGCCATGCGGTAGCGTTCAGCATCAGGTTCAAAGCTGACAACTTGGGCTTCCATCCGCGCAAGTATCACTGTATCAGCTCCCACTCCTGCACATGTCTCCAATACTTTGTCTCCAGGCTTCACTTCAATTTGGTTGAACAGCCACTTTGAAAGATGGATGGGAGTCATAGAATACAACCCGATTTCGTCTGTCTCCCAGACCTGCTCAAATTCGTATTTGCGACTCCAATGCTTCCGCTCTCCGACAGTGGTGGGGTAATCGACATCGTCATCGATACCCGACAGTAGGTTTCGCAAACCCGGAAGCACGTACTCGTAGGTGGGCATTTTGTTCTTCTCTTTGGTGTTCGGCTACTCCAAACGCTTACAGGTTTCTAAGGCCTATTGATTATTAAAAATTAATTTTCGAACCTCCATTAAAAATTGAAATCAATACACCTTAGGATTACACTTGCCGTGATAGAGAGCGAGAATAACAACCATGGCACCCTATAGTATGCGATTCACCCCTGCCCGTGCCGAGCACCTCCGGAAGAACGCGAACGAAAGTGAAAGCGACGGCGAAAGCGACGGCGATAATGCCGCAATGACCGCCAACTACATGGAGCTGAAGAACCAGACGAAGAAGCAGCTTGACAAGATTAAGTTGGCTATCAAACGTGAACTGTCGAGTGACCACTCGGATGGAGTGAACTCGAAGGATCTCGAGGACTTGGAAGATTACTATGAGCGGGCGATCCAGATGCGCATGATGAGGGTCACCACTCTCGAAGAAGAGCTCAAGTCTGAGAAGGAAAAGACGATCGCCCTCACGGAACGAGTGGTCAAAGTGCGCGATATCGCTAAGATGCGGAAGTTTCAAGCTAAAGTTTGGCTGATGCTCACCACCTGTTCGATATTTGAAGTCTGGTTCCCGGGAACGACTCTGTATGCCGGCCGCAACTTCATTGTTCCCGCCCTGAAGGAGCTCATCTACGGCACGAGTACTTTGAGCTACTGGGCCCGCAGTGCGCTCGGACTCCACGTTGCTGGTTACTACATCCTGATGTCTGGAGCCCACAAGATTGCCCGGAAGCTTATCAACCTTTCTCCCTTTTAAAAACCCAAATAAAAACATATAAAACTACCAACCCACCCTAGCGGGTGGATAAAAATACACGTAAGCGTGTTTAATCTAATAACAACAGATCCATGGTCTCTTCAACTGGGGTCTTCAGTGATTTTATTTCATGCGCGAGAGCGTTGTTGATTATGACTTGATTTTCAAGGTCGTTCGACAAACGAGTGATAATTTTCTGTTGGTTCATATTTGTTACCTCCAATCTACGACTCTTGCTGTAATAGTTAGCTTTATTTTCAGTCAATTTGTTCAACCAGGCTCGATGACCTTTTGTTTTGATGTGTGCTATGAATTTGGTCCGAGTCGTGTATACCTTGTCAGCTCGGGTCGCACAGTCACATCGCAGACCCGCCTTCGGCCATGTAAACTGTAACATATCAACATAAATCCCTTTATTATTACTGGGCTCATAAATATCTGGCACACATGCAGTTTCCATTTTATGAAACACCTGCTAATTCTTTTAATTATAAATTTTAACTTTTAATTTATTTTTACAAAAAACCGACCAACTGTTCTCGATCGGGTCTGTCGTGTCAGTCCGTCCACCAAGCCCCCCAATCAGGTTGGGGATGCCAAAAATCGGCACCTATTGGAAGGCGGGCCATAGCCTCGGCTCTGTCACTTGCGTTCATTCGCATTATATCCTCTCTATTTCCGTAACCAGAGACCGGGGCCACCCAATCTTCACTGTCGCTGCTCCACCGCATAGTGCTTGTATACCTTTCGGAGGCATCGTCCGATCCCTCTCCTTCGTCATATGACGGTGATTCAGATTCAGATTCAGAATTGTAAGCCTGTGCCGTCCACGTCGGATCATTTACAGGGGCAGCCCGGCACATGGGGCATGCCCTGTGTTGGGACTGAGCGATTGATTGTGCGCAATCGGTACAGACCGAGTGACGTCCGCGTTCGCATGCCCACGGTTGGACTTTGTTCTTCGAAAACTTACTGTCAAGGCATACTGGACACGGTGATATCCGGTTTGCCTTCCGAGCATTGTACCCCCTAGCCACGCTCTGGATCCTGGTGGCCAGTGCCGCCTCCTGTGCATATCTATCCTGGAGGGCCTGAAGCTGGTCCTGTCTGAATGCCACTTCGGAGGGGCTCATACCGAACTTGTTCACCTGTGATGACCTCTGGGAAAACACCCCGCCGCCGAATTTCATTGCTCGACCGTGCGCAAATTTGAACGCGGTGCCTTGGGTGTACAACCCGTACGCTGCGCCGCAGCTTAGTGCCTTTCCAAACCTGGAAAACTTGCTTGGTGATCCAAACTCAACAGTTACCGCGTCCATTATTAGTTGAGCGCATTATATTTATTCCAGTTAAGAATTTGTCATTTTTTATATTGGCTTTGGAAAGTGCAACTCATAATAGTAGTGTAGAATACAGACAAAATGGCAAGACTTCCACAACTCCCCATGGAACTGGTTTCGAATATATTGATGCTTCGGGAATCTCCAAAGCATGCTGAGATTATTAATACTTGCGAAACGAAAAGTGTCAAACTTTGGGAAAATGGCAAGACCAAGTACACCATCTTCTTTAACGATGCCAATGAAACTCACAAGATCGGAGCGCCAGCATTGGTATGCTGGGATGAAGAAGGAAATAAGGTATTCGAAGAATGGGTAAAACTGGGAGTCATACATCGTTCCGGTTCTAATCCAGCACGTACCTATTGGGACAGCAATGGAAAGATTTCACATGAAATTTTGTTCAACCGTGGTCAACTCATTGAGATGAAGAAATATGACCACGGTAGTGCCAAAGTATGGTCAAGTACCTATGAGTTATGGGTAGACGGTATCGTAGGAATGGACGTCCACGGTCCGAAATATATTTTAGAGAACGATGCTGGAGAGAGTTACGAGTATCCAGAATCTATGCTGGAATTTGCGTAAAAATACCTCTACATCGGTATTAAATAAACTTAAACAAAACAAAACTTAAAAATTAAAACTTTTTATTTAACCTTAGTTTTCGTTTGTTCAAACTAATATAGACAATTCAAATATGGTCAAAACCGTGGAACGCACGTTCGGGTGGGAAGTCATTTCCTTTAAGAATAATCTCGGACAACTTCACAACACACGCGGTCCCGCACTAAGAATTAATTATGGTAATGGCGTCTGGGAATACACTTGGTACACTTCCGGGCTTAAGCATCGAACTGGAGGTCCGGCCGAAGAGTATTCCGATGGCCGCGAGTGGTGGTATTTCAAGGGTCAGCTCCACCGCCACAACGGAAAAGCCGTTATCTATCCCGAAGGCATGTTGTGTACACTTCCTTCGTACTGGCTGTATGGCAAGTCTTACACTGAATATGAGTTCAAGAATAACGATGAAGTGCTAGCACTGCAACTTAAGGAATCACTAAACTAATTATTCCTTAGCGGCACCGCGAATAATTACCATACCCACAACACAAATAATAGTAAAGATGCAAACCCCAACCACAGCTGTGCCGTTGGTTGGCTGTGCCTGAAATACGGGTACTGACACTTCGTCATGACTGTGGTCCACTTCAAGGTCATCGTGACTATGTGGAGAATCTAATTGACCAAATTCATCTAGTATATAAAGGGACAGGATGGCAACACATACATAAACCAGCCTCTCCGAAAGCGAGGCTGATACTCCACTGGGTACCACCCACTTCATTTTACCCCCCACGCTGTTCTTAAGTGTGGCGTCTACGAAGTCTTCCTTTAAGAAGCAGTAACCAACAAAACTGGCTGCCGAAACGGCTGTAGCCAATGCCACCAATTTGCCACCCCACCTATCCGCCAATTTGCCGTTGATATCGGGGTAGGCCCACTGAAAACGTGTCTGATTCGTATATGCCTTAAATGTTATAAACGAAACAAATGATTGGATGGCTCCGGGGATTTGGGTTGAAAGCATTGTTGACAAGTTCTTTTTCAGAGCAGAAGTACCATACACCACTTTGATTCCATCAAGAATCGGAGTGGAAATAAATATATCCAGAAGCACCGTTACACAGTATCTGAAAAAATTCCAACTCGGTAACTGGCCAAACGTATATCGCATTCCTTTCATCGTAAAAGCATTCGCCAGTCCCACTTCTGAGCCAAAACCGATGTCGAGGAGATATCCCATAATAGGCCCGATAATGAAGCCCCACCACAGCAATACAGCATTCATCGTGCTTGATTCGTTCCCCGCCTTTGCCTGGTTACTCAGTATGTAAATCATTATTGTCCCTATAATACCAACAAGGGCACTCAAAAATGTTCCTCGCTTATGTGTATTTTCTTTAGATTTTTTCTTATTATCTGGCTCGGGGGACCAACTATCTGGAGAACCCAGTGGACTTATCCTTGTTAAGTATATAGCGCCCAGTAATACAAGAATACCAATGACCGATTTTACCTTGGTATCCAGAGCCACCATTAATTTACTCCGAACATATATTTTATTTTTATTAAATTATACTCACTTAATAATTCGAAAACCCAATCGAGTTTTTACCAGCAGTCCCATAGCCACCAGCCGTGGGACCAGCACGTCCGGTGAGGTGCCTACCCTTCGAACCAGGCTTGGGACCAACACGTCCGGTGAGGTGCCTACCCTTCGAACCAGGCTTGGGACCAACACGTCCGGTGAATCCTTCGGAGGGTGTGACGGAGGGTGTGAGACTCCATATCTCTGATGAGTTAGTACCATCGAGAAGAACCGTCTTAGATTGTTCTACTGTTCTCCCACCGTCGCCGACACGAAGTTTACCTGTCAGTAATTGGCCGTTTTGAATTTTAGACGGGAATTTGGCTATGAATTTTGTAAGTGTTTTACCTAGAATCATTACTACCATAGGGTTGGAAGGCTCGTAGTCAACTGAGTCAGTAACAATGTTGCCCGAAATATCTATTTCCTGACCGTTGGCAGGAAATGTTGCTGCGTATTCCATTGCCCATGTACGCCAACCTATTTGCGGCTCGAGTCGAAGTACCTCTGTGTTTCTGTTCACCATATTGGGGCCCTTCGGGTACTCAAGTTCAAGCGGATTTTTCCCATCCATATATGACACATAAATATCGTCCAACATTTGTTGGTTGATATTATCAACCAACGTGGCGGGGGTGACGTTCTCGAGAGTCAGTTCTATAGTAACATCCACCATGCAGTCGTTTTTGCCGCTGCACTGATCTTCCCATGTTTTGGAACCGAACGATAAATCACCCCTACTTAACACAAATATAGAGAGGAGCGCTATGAGTAGTACTATAATTGTGAACAAAAGTATCATCGTTTGGGTCACTACAATTTGAGCCATTATTTTTCTAATTACATATAGGTAAGAAAAAATATTTGTGATTAAAACGAAGTTTAAAAAGAAGTTAATTAAATATTTCCTACTACAAATATGAGTTTCGTTTCTGGAAATCAGACAGATCCAGAGAAAACAAAGAGGTATATGAAACTAATGGAAATTATAGACGAAATATCGAATGTCATTCCAGAGCAACACTACATAGATTTGTGTAATTCGCTTAAATACTTGAAAGACCATGAATCTGCTGAACTCAAGGATATTGTAGTCATGCATCCCATAGTCGGTGTACCAGAGGGTACCGTATCAGATTTAATATGCAGATATTTTGAATACGAGCGGGAAAATATGGTCATGTTGGAAACTTCGACTATTATGCGAAATAAATGTCTGGAACAAATGCACGCCAGGCGCAACACTGAACTGTGTCTGGAACTTTCAACGCTCCGAGCAGATGCACTGGAAGAAGAATTAAACCACCTCACCGCAAAACTCTACAACCTAGAAGATATTCTTGCAACGCCCAGAGTTGAGAGAGCAGCCACAGCGGAACTAATGAAAATATCTGTAGTCAAAAAGAAGCACCACGAAGTCATGCGACAGTTGAAAAAAAATGTGAGCATGGTCATGCCCAAATATTTCGACAACCGCAGTAGTAGTATTTTGCGATTCCTTCTACCGTGTGAATAAATACTCAATAACAAACAAATAAAAATACACCCGAGGGTGTATTTTTATTTGTTTTTTTTTTTTCTGTGTTTGTGTTTAATCCCCGCCATTTATGATCCTCATAAGCGCAGCCTTGTCGTCATCGTCATAATCATCCCCAAAGTCGTACTCCTCTCCGGCCATGATCTTTCCTTGCTCTGATCCAGAGTCGTCATCGTCGTCCTCGGCGCCTCCGTCGTCGTTGGTGACTTCGTCCTCCTTGGTGACTTCGTCGTCCTCGGTGACTTCGTCGTCCTCGGTGCCTTCGTCCTCCTTGACGACCTTTTTGACCTTTTTGACCTTGACGACCTCCTCGTTCTTGGCGACCTTGATGACCTTTTTCACCTTTTTGACCTTGTCGACCTCGTCGTTCTTGGTGACCTCGTTCTTGGCGACCTTGATGACCTTTTTGACCTTGTCGACCTTGTCGTTCTTGGCGACCTTGTCGACCTCGTCGTTCTTGGCGACCTTGTCGACCTCGTCGTTCTTGGTGACCTCGTTCTTGGCGACCTTGTCGACCTCGTCGTTCTTGGTGACCTTGTCGACCTCGTCGTTCTTGGTGACCTCGTTCTTGGCGACCTTGTCGACCTCGTCGTTCTTGGTGACCTCGTTCTTGGCGACCTTGTCGACCTCGTCGTTCTTGGTGACCTCCTCGTTCTTGGCGACCTTTTTGACCTTTTTGACCTTGTCGTCCTTGTCGTTCTTGGCGACCTTGTCGACCTCGTCGTTCTTGGTGACCTTGACCTTGTCGTTGTTGTATTCTTCGAGTCGCTTCTGGTATTCTACCTTCGCATGTCTTGCTTTGGTAGCCCATTTGACACGGCTTTTCGGCGTCGGGTAGTCTTCGTTCCACATTCGCGCAAGCTCCTTCATATCTACTTTAGAAATCTTCTTCATATCTTGAACAAAGAAATTGTAGTAATGAGGGGGTTTTTTTGGCATATTGGGGTCCTTGGTAGACTTTGTCAGTTTCTCAACTTGAGCTTCAAGTGTCGACATCCGTTCTCCGAGAGTGTCAAGTAAAGTAGTCATAGTGTTTTTGTTCTCTCCACCCAAAACGTATCTCAGTTCCTAAGGTGTATTTATTCTGCGAAAAATTATTTTACGCGGTAATCACTTCTTGGTGACCCTGCCGGCTGGTTTCTTTTTAGTAACCCTACCAGTAGGTTTCTTCTTGGTCGCCCTGGCGGCTGGCTTCTTCTTGGTGGCGGCTGGCTTCTTCTTGGCGACTCTGGTCGCTGCCTTCTTCTTGGTTCTGACCGGTTTCTTCTTTCTTCCCTTTCCGAACCCCGTCAAATACTTGGCGACAAGGTCCTCCGCTTCTCCGAGGTCGCGTCCGGTTTTCTTCAAGACTTTCTTAGCCTGGTTTTTCCGGTAGGCTCGCGAGATGTTATGTGCGATTCGGTCCTGAGCAGCCATATGGGCGGTGTAAGGGGTAGTTCGCACCCCATCTTTGTCTCTGATGAGGAAGTTTGTATTTTTGACCCGATGATCGTCAAAAAGATCGTCTGCGGTCTCGGTATAACGGTCGTAGTAATCATATGGATTTGCGTTTGGATGGTACGGGACCAAAGATGCAGCCGCTGCCCACCCTGGGTGGGAATCGGCAAACATCAACGATCCAATTTTGTCAACCATGCCGAGATTTTTGTAGCGTCTCTCTAAATTTTTGTTCACAATATTGTGAGCACCCTTGCTCCACCGTCGGGCCCCTTTCTGCGACATACTGTAGTTGACTGGGTTTTCTACCACAACGAATGACTTCCCCTCTCTGTACGGCAAATTGGATCGGCGGGTGACGCGGTTCAGAGCATTACCGATTGTCGAAGATTTGGCTTCCTGACCTTTGGGGTACAGGTACTTTTTCCCTTTCATCTTCCCCCTGTGACGTGGGGCACCAGAGAACAGGTCTTCGTCATCTTCGAACCGCCGGGCGGGATTGTACGGAGTCCATCGGCTTGGAAAGACACCCTCTGTATTGGGATATCCTGCCGGAAACAAGCGGCGGCTTGAGTTCCAATAAAGGTCCGGCATATCATGCAAGGGAGTTTCAAATGATTTGTTATCAGAGGCACGGCTGCTTCCGTCTGACGTGTGGGTACTGGATGATCTGGATCGTGGCATTATTGATTATACCAAAGATAATAATTCTGTAATTGCTGAGACAAAGGGCCGAGGGCTCTCCGAACGCACGCCGGCCCACTCAGGTGAAGTATTCGCGGTGTCGCACGGCCTGGCACAGGAACCCCACCGAGAATACCTCGGCCACCAAGCCCGCCAGCACTCCGCCGGCACGCGTTCTCCCAAGTGCATCGCGGGC